TTTTAAGGTGCTTTATGGAAAGCGAGATGATGGCGGAGCCAGCGAGATTTGAACTCGCGATCCCTCGCGTGACAGGCGAGTGCTTTAAACCGCTAAGCTATGACTCCATTAATATATTCGTACCACTGAATTTACATATAGAATAATTAATTATTAACCACCATTGGTATTTTTTTAATAATTAATTAACCGTTCTAAGTATCTGCATTTCTTCAAATCATATTCAGTAATTATTAAATTAGTTTGAAAAAATATAACTTATTAAAATAATTAATCAAATATACTTCCAACTAATGCTCCAAAAAAAGCAGTAGTTATAGCTACCACAGCAACTGGAACACCGATTGCCGTACCCATTGCAGCAATGCCAATGCCGCCAATTCCATATCCAATCGCAGCACCAACGCCAGCTCCTGCAACCTTACCAGTATGTGACTTATCTTTTTCCATATAATCCTCCGTTTTCCAATTGGTGTGCATAGTACATACCAAGCTACATACTATGTATGTCACATATAAACATCCAAACCATTGGCATGTGACAAACTTCGTCACTCTTTACACTTCTCAATCAGTTGCCAATGCTCGAAACAAAGTACCATCCATCCACATTTATAAAGACCGCATATGAATGTCTCTTTCTTACAACCACGACATGCGCATGGAAGCTTTAATCCAATAATCATTCCTTCGATCTTCCATTCATCTCTTCAAGAATACTTGGATCAATCTCATCCATTTCAATAATATCATCTGCTTCTTTTAAATTGTTCTGAACATCAATCACTTCTGACTTCCTTTGAGCAATAGCCAACAATGATTCAACTGCTCCCAAGATCTTAAGCCTAGACTTTGGATCAGATAACTTTTCAGTGATACCTTCTTTTGAATAAATTCGATCAAGATCAACTCCAAACCTATCTTCCTTTTTCGCAGCACGATATATCTCTGGCTCATTAAACCCAGCGTCTTTTCTAAACTTTGCCGACCTTTCAAGAAGTCTGGCAGCAAGATCGATCTCTTTATCCATTCCAGGAATTGGTATTCCCATTTGTTCTTCTCTTCTGAATATAGTGAGAAGCCTAGCTTTCTGAGATCTATACAGCCAATCCTGCTCACCAATAATATCTATTTGATCATCTATCTTAGACTTCGCATCAAGCACATGTTTTGGAGTGTGGTGGAGAAGTATGAGTGACTTTGGAACTGTCGCCCGATAGTGGCTTAAATAGTTTACTACTGATGCAAACTCTACATTAGTCAAAAAGCCATGAGCCTGTATATGTCTCGCTATCTCAGCATCAGGATGGCCCATTAATACCATCTCGTGGACAACAGAGAATATCGGTAGCTGCTGTATATTACGCACCTTGGACGACTGGACCCATTTAGGCCAGAATGGTGATTTCTCTTTCGTATCCTCTATCTGTATGGTTATATCAGCAGAGATGGGTATAGATATATCGAAGTTCACAACACTCCCAAAGTTAGCATTATCTATGATAAATATACCTACACCTTACATACCAGTACATCTCAATTAAACTAACGCGAGGTATTATGTTAGAAATATCTAAGATGAAGATGATCATTAAGAGTGGTGTAGAGGTTATCCAAAGAGTTGGTGAGGCATGTTGGGTTGCCGCGAGAGGTTCCATTACTGATATGCATGAAGATGTTGGGTTAAGGAAAAATGGTATTGATGGAACCATGTGGAGAGTGATGAGTAATGGGGATAGGACGTACTTTTTATTAGGAGTACAGTTTGGGTTGCTAGAGGCTACTGAGTGGATATTGATTAATGGGTTGCCCGAAATTTCAACATGTGATGCCGCAAAAATGTTAAATGATGTCCATGTAGAGCTTGATGGAATACTTAAAGGAGAGGATCCATTGGTTGCCGCCAAAAACGCACAAATGATAATTTCAAAGGTTCAAAGGTATCTGCAAACTGATACCGCCGCCCGAAAAATACTCGCTAAGGCCGATGAAGTTTCCAATCAATTGGACTGATTCTATTTAACTATTGCCTGTGCAAATTCGACTGGTGATATTTCATCATCCCATAGACGCAATAAGTTATTAAGATTATTTTCTATAAAATTAGATACAAGTTTAAAGTCTTGATTTGATAATCCGCCAAAATTTTCTATCTTTCCATCACGAGTAAATCCTACCGCAACCAACTTATCTGGATCAGATTTTGTTCCATGAAATGTCTGTACCTTTATTCTCGGACCATGCTTTTCTTTACCTGTACTTGGATTTACCCATATAACCATAGGTAGACCAGTTTCTCTAGGTCTCAAGTTTGACATCTCAAAAATAGGCTGCCCAAATTTATCAAACATCTCATCCATTTAAAGAACTCCACAAAATATTAAAGGCTCTCCAATTGTTAATCTCAATATCTGCCCTGCTTGGAGACTTAAAAAATACATCCACTATTTTCTGTAAATTTGATGGAAGTGACTGATTTTTCGTAAAGACGTATTTACTTTTATTATTCTTGATCTCTAGAACGGTAAAATCATCGGCATTTATAACTACTTCAAAATCAGACTTATGTTTAAAATGAAAGCTTCTTTGTTTTTGAGTCTCTGAATATACCCAAAAACTATAAGCTCCAGAGTCTCCAATCCTTGCCATTTCCATTATAGGATTTCCAAATTTATCAAATAATTCGTCCACAACTACCTCAACTCTTTCAATTTATAAGAGCCATCATCCATTAATACCATTAACCAATTTCCGCGCTTTAATGAAATATTAGACTCGCGTATAGCTTTCGCAATCTTTGAAGCTGTAACATTTTTTCTATCTTTTCGATCATCAATAAACTTTACAGATTCGGTTCCTATGATATCAAAATCATGGACCAATGCATCAATAATAAAGTCTTTAGAGTTATTTGTAATTAAAATTTTATTTGTCAAAAAAGGAACAAGCTCTGAATCCTTCAATCCTTTTGGATAAGATAATACCTTAAATCCAAAATCCCTAAGAGCGTCATAAAGAGCAGCTAAATTCTCATCAAGTACCAGTGTAAAATTAGATCTTGCCGCCAATTCATCAATTTGCATAAATATCTCCCAGAGAAATTATATATATTCCATATGCAATTTTCATTCAACAAGGTGCCACTTGTAACCAATACGATATGAATATTTTACTGTCTTAAAATGAGACGCTGTACTAGACTTATGTCTATGAAGAACTTCGATCATTATAAAAAAAGTGTCGCCATGCTTCTTAACAGAGTTAAAGAAGAGAGCATCAAAATTCATGATGCCAGACAGCAGTTAACTTTAGAAGGAAAAGAAGAAGTTGAAATCGATGGTACTGCGTATATCGGTAAAGCCAGAGTTAAATTTCAAATGATAGTAAAGATAATAGAGGAAGAATAAAAGGCCATGGTATTCCACGGCCCCTTTTTAAAACAATAGTCATTAAATTTTTACAGCCTTTTCACATGCAGCCTTGGCAGCTTCTTTTAACATATCAGCAGTTGCCTTTGGATCACATTCCCAGCTTGCAGGAATCTTTGTTGCAGCAAGACCAACCAGTGTATCAACAACAAGTGGACATGCGATTGTTCCAACAACACCTTGGGCAGCAGCTTCTTCTTTACAAAGATCAGCCTTACCAAGACCAGCTTTCATATCCGCCATAATTACGTCCAACTTTTTGCATGACAAAGTTGATCCGATCTGTGCTGAAACAACAGTTAGTACTGATGTCTGCGCCTTACAGCCAGATTCTTTAACTTGTTCTTTTGTACATGCCGATAAACCGAATACCAATGCCAATGCCAATAATGATTTCATAACTATCTCCTTTTTGTTTTAGTTTACATTTTTGCAATTGTATCTAATGTTTTTCCAGCCATCTCCTGAAGAAGATCGACTTTTGCCGCCGACTCAGGAAATCTGCTATCTCTAATCTGCTGAAGTTTATCCAAAGAATATCCGAACTTATTTGATATCTTTTTGTATTCAGCTTCAAGACTATTTCTAGCAGCAACGCCTTCTTTTAGTTTTGCAACATAAATAAGAAGATTTGCCACGCGCTCTAGGTTCAGTGGTTTGGTATAAAGATCACCCTCTGTGCCTTCTTTAACCATTCTAACTTCAGTTGCTAATTCGAAAATTAATCTCTCTGCATCTTGAACATTCATAATCAACTCCTGTTAAAAGCAAATTCTCTATACAAATAAATATATGTACAACTACTTTTCATTCTGACGCAGCTTATTGTAAGCCAAGTTCAACAGTGTAGTCTCTTGGTGATGAATTAACATATCCTTGTCCAAAGGCTAATGTTCCACGACGAAACATTGTAGCTGCGCGAAATTGAGGTCTTGCTAACTTAGCTCTTTCATATCCAAGAATCATAAGCACCTTTTGAACATCGTTGGTCTTCATGGATCTCCATAAGTCTATATTTTTCTGAATGAACCTATGATCATAACCAGACCAATTGACAATATCATTTAAAAGAAAACTAATCCCATTCTCCAATTGATTGGAATCAACACCACCAAACATGTTTGTTATATTTGATAACCAGACATTTTTCATGCTTCCATTCATTACCCTTACATCAAAGAACCAAAGAAACATGTGCTTGTATCCATAATCTATCTTTAAATCATTTTGAAGTTTCTTTGCCATCTTGTCAGAATATTGACCCTCATCTGAAGCAGCCTCTTCAATTTGAATATCAACCATTTCTGGCGATGTCCAAAAAGTAATCAAATCTTGTCTATATGGTTGATTCACATTTTGATTTGAACTCCAAGTCTTAACCTTTTCTGTTCCTTCTTTGGTCGGCATATAAATCAATGTTATGTATTCTTCTCCACACCTTGGCATCATTGATAACAACTTAGACCTTCCGTATTTTGAAATAAATCTTTGAACCAATCTTTGCTGATCTCCGTACCCAAAAGTCCAACCAAGAGCGCCCATCGTTAACCCCATTCCATCAAATCCATGAGGCGGTCCATCTCCAGTTGGATTTGCAAATCTAATATCACCTTCAAAGGATTGGGAAATATCCAAAGCAATTCTTGTTAATGCCATTATATCAGTATCTTTAACATTAGTAACTGGAGCCGTCGGAACCACCACTGGTTGATTCACTGATGGTTCATTTATAATAACACCACTCTCTTTTAATTTCTTTTTATGAAAAATAGAATTCAACATTTCTGTTAACCAACTCATCTTACACCTGCTCTTAATGCAATACTTGATGTGATCGTTTTACTTTCAACTAAGTAATCAGATGCCCAATTAGCAAACTCTCTAGCTAGATCTTGAGAATTTAAAACTTCATGAAGTCTTCCAACCAACACCTTCTCTATATACTTATCAACCAGTGTTTTGTATCCATCTGCTTCTTTAATAAATAATTTTTTAATTGAACCAGCTATCATTCCGGCCTCAAATAATAACTGAATATCGTTACCATCAACCAACGATTCGAGATCAAGTATTGCAGCATCAGATCTATAGAACATTTGCTGCTTCCATTTAGAATAATTAAGTTTATCAATATAGCAAAAATATATCGGCCAATCTTTATCTATACAATTAAATAGTTCTTCGTAAAATGAAGACATATTAGATTTATCTTTTGTAAAGACATAAATCTTTAGGTGCCTTCTGTTGATTCCAAAATCTTTTATTACATCAATCTCTTGCGGCTCAATTATTTCTATCATGAGAATCCTCAACCATATTATCAACAAATTGATTTATTACCTGATTTTTAAAAACATCAATCAAATCTGGATCGAATTGTCCCTGATCAAAATTATCCAAACATGATTTTAAATTTTCAATCGCCTTACTCTCAGTTTTTGCAACCAACTGAAAATCCTTAACTGATGAAACCATCAGAACTCTCTGTGCCCAAACTCTATCAAGAGCTTTAACTTTATCTTCTAATTCAAAATATGGTACAAAATATTTTTCCCATCTTTTTCTAGTTTCTTCTGATACCTCTGGCAAGACAGCTCTCGCCCAATAAATCCATTGCTCATGTTCAAGAGAACTTAAGTTCTCAATAAATTCACCATCAATAGCTGTGTTTGAGACAGACTTTCCTACATCCTCTGATATTCTTTCTAGTAATATTTTTGTATCTTCATCTTCAATAAGTCTTGATGATTTTAATACCTGAAGCTTTACATGTGTTGCTAATGTATCTGATAAGAACTTCAAATGATTACTTACTATTTTTTTATGATCTTCATTCAGACTTAAAACTTCTGATATTGCATTACAACTTGAATCAAAAATATTCATTCATAATCAGGTGGTTCGTCCTGCTCCCTTGCATCCATTAATGTTAAAACCCTATGCTCTTCTTCATTACAAATCAAGTAAACTAAATCACCAGCAGATAGGTTTATCTTTGAAAATTCCCTTTGTTCTGACTTGTTAATCGTATAAACAAACATGTCGGTGGTCAAAATAGAAATAACATCTGCATCAGAATACATGACCGTACCAATCTTCTTTGCGCAATCTTTCTTCTTTTTAAATTTATCTAATTTAGTTTGAAGATCTCGATCTTCTCCCTTTGAGTTATTTTTATTAGATCTTTTTTGCATGTTGATAAATCCACCCCTTCAAGTGTAGCCCCCCTAAGATCAGACCTGCTAAAGTCAGAATCAACAAATATTGAATGCCTAAGATCACAATCAGTTAAATCTGCTCCAGTGAAGTCACAGTTAATAAAAAAAGAATGCCTAAGATCACAACTTCTTAAGTTGGTATTTATGAATGTTGATCCAGAGAATATTGTTTTTCTCATATCAGACCCACTCAATACTGCATTGTTAAAATTTGATCTCTCCATTAAACATTTTCCAAATCTCGACGATGGCAAATAACTATCTTCAAAAGAGCTATCATTAATAGATTGATATAAAAAAAATACCTTTGGTGCTCTTACGACAGATAAATCAAGACCATCTAATGGTAAATTTAAAGATGAAGCTATTTGAACAATCTCAGAAACAAATACAGGATACTTTACCTGTAGTAACAATTTTTTACGCAATGTATAAATTGTATCTACCTTGGTAAATTCCTCGGATATATTGCTCATCCATATATTAAACAACATATACAGTTGAAATTTAAGATTTTTTAAGGAGATAATTTAAACAAGACCGAGGTCGAGGAAGATGGCTCACGGAAGAGCCATCAGCCTCAATTGTTAATTCTGCCAAAACTTTCCGCAAGTATAGGTAACATCAAAGTATTTATATCCATATTTTTTTCCTGCACCTTTAAAATTAAACTCTTTGCGATTTCGAAAACTTCAGGAGTGCAGCGCATCACAATATGCTCTTTTCCAAGCGATTGGAAAATTATTGTATTCGTATCAATCTTTGCTGACTGCTTAGCAAAAATTTTTGCTATAGATTTTCCAAATGCAGAAATATCTCCTGATGACTCTGCTGCTTTATCAACATCATTTGCCATGTCTGGTGGCAATGCTGCCTTAACTTGTTTAGCCATCTTCTTCACAAGTTTTTTAAATATATCATCGTTGGTGAAACCCATAATCTTTTGGGCTGACTCAACGCCATATTTATCAACAACTCGATCATAAATTGGCTTTAATTTTAATGCAGATATCTTTCCCCTGATCTCATTTAGACGAATGTTTACAAGATTATAAACATCTGGATCATTCCATTTCTCATCAGATAAAATAATTGATGGAACATGCTTATATCCAAGAGACGCAGCGGCTTTCCATCTGTGCTCACCATTTAATAATTTATATCTATTGTCTTCTTTTTGAATAAGAACAATCGGTTGAAGGAATCCAACCTCTCTAATTTCATCGGTCAATCTTTGAAAAGACTCTTCATCCATTTCATTTGGATTGTCTGGATTTGGATCAATGTGGTTGATATTTACATCAGCTACCTTTAAAGAAGATTCTTTTAAAATATCCTCAGTCATGGAATGAGTTCCTTATGTCATCTTGAGATTTATTATAATCCTCTCCAGCTTTTTTCGTTTCATCTTCAATTTTATTTTGTTGATCAATTTTCTTTTGTTCGTTTGCAATCTTAGATTGATCTTTAATAAATTTCCTGAACATTTTTTGCGCTATAAAAATTAAAATACCAGACCCAAGTATTGTTAGTATTGTCTGCATACTCTTAACAACTGACGGCAATTGCATAATTAAATTAATTATTTGCGCCATACGACTTCCTTACTTATTGGATTGTAATCACCAACCTGAGATCTTCCACCAACTGTTATAGCCCTTACAGTAAATGGCAAAGATGGATCTATTTTAAAAGTTCCTTCATTTTTATAAACATAATCGTCATTTACAAATATAGCTGTGACCGAATCTTCTGCCTTAATTGATATTTTTTTATCATTGATGTGTGTAAAATATGGTTCTGAAATATTTTGAAACTCTTGATCGTATATCTGCAAAAACCAATTTACAAATGTTGTTGGCTTAGTTCCAACGCCACCAAATAATGGGCATGTCTGTTTTACAATTGCTGTTAAAATATTACTTGCATATACCGTAACAAAACCATCTTTTGACTCAACTAAAGCATCAAATGATGATCCGCATCCTGAAAACTTCGTTCGCAATATCTGTACAACTGATACCGGAATATCAATTCTCGCATTGGTCCCTGCTTTTACTTTTGAAACAAAATCATAAACCAAGTCACCTGATTTATTCGCCGATACAAGTAAAAATCCTTTAAATCCGCTAGATACAATAGTTGTTTGATCCTGATTTGGAAACTTTGGAGAAACAAGAATTCCAATAAGACAACTTTGTTTCACTTCACCATTCAATGGAAACGATACAAGCTGATGTCCTGAATAGTGTATAATTGATTCAATAGAGCAGTTCGATGTAATTTTAATATCACCATCAAAATATCCCTTTACCTTAAGATCAACTTGAGCGAAGTCTGAACCAAGTTCTACATCGCATATACCAACGCCAAAATAATTCTTCCCACAAGCTGAGAACTCAGCCGTTGGATAATTATGATCAAACGCATGTGGCCCATTATCTGGAGTTGGTTTATCTTCTTTGTTACATCCTAAAAAACAAGCTATCATCAATAATGATATTATTTTAATTAAATGCATTTTCACCCTCTATTTCTTTCACTTCATCACCGGATCCATCAGCAATGTCTTTTAAATAATTAAATCCATGTAAAATTTCTTTTGATTCAAAATCAATAATAACCATTCGTAAATCAGTTGTTGATTCAAATTTTTTCAAGAACTCAACTGTTGTTGCTTTTGGATCATTAAGGTTATGTGGATTACTACTCATAAAGTCTCTTGCTACAAGAGCTATCGCCTGACTTACAGAAACTCCAGGCTGAATCGATTGCATCATTTCAACAGCCTGACAAACTGCTAAATAATCATCGTGATGAAGCTGTAGGTTCATTGACTTCATTGCAAGCTCCATCGGCGTACCTTCAACTTCTGAAGCGGCTTCAAGAGCTTCTTTTGGATCATCAGAAATCTTTTTATCTTTCCATGTCTTAACTTCTTTAACCAATCCTTCGACAGACATGTGAGTTCCTTTTTCAACCCAGTTATCTACATTCTCGGCATTGACAACATGAATAAGTTTTGAAGCCTTTGTCCATCCAAGATTAATAACCTTATCAAATACAGATTTGTCGCCCTGACGTTCGTATAAACATTCCCAGATTTGAATTAAATGGCGAGCTTTTGATTTTTCAAACTCAAGTTCTTTTGCAACATATTCATCAAATGTTCCATATCCCCAAGATGAATACATCTGCTTTCGTTGAATATGGAATAGAAGTCTACACATCTCAACATACTCTTCCTTCATCTTATCACGAAGGTCCATGGCTCTCTTTCGAGCCTCATCAGATGGCATATCAAAGTTATCCTCTAAAACAACCATTGGCTGCGTTTCTGGTACGAAATCTCCACTCTCAACTACTTCAACTTCTGCTTCTGTTTTTTTCTTCTTGGCCATAATCCCCTCCGGTTATAAATTAAAACATTGCCGTCTCACTGGACAAACTTTTGCTCTGTCACAGCTTGAGTTTGGACATATGCGATTTTCTGGTGGAATCTTCCTCGCAATACCTTGTTTGGTTGTAGAAATTTTTCCAAGCTGATCATCAACAACATCCTGATTATATAAAACATGGTACTGTACCCATGCTCCTGTATCCTTATCAAAGTAGATAACAACTCCTCTTTTCTTGCCAAGCATAAACATATACATATTTATTTGGTGCAAGTGTGCGTCAAGAGGTCTTCTTAAGACACCAGTAATATATTGGAACATTTTGCTATTAGAACTTTTAAGTTCCATAACATATTCAAATCCATCAATAATTAAAATACCGTCTGGGTGGCCAGTTAAAAAATTCTTCTCATCAGCCAAAGATAGTTCGACATATTGATACATGTCATCATGACCACATTTATTGCAAACATGATCTGGCTTTAATTGATTTTTATAAACAGATCCGCAGTTTGTACACTTCCAGTCTCCATGCAGCCATCCAAACTTACCAAACCAATTGTTTTGAACTACTGAGTGAAATGCATGTCCAAAATCAAATGTCTTCTGAAGAGTTGGATTTATTGTCTCTGAGTATTCAACTTTATGAAGATACCGCAGCACCTCTTGCCTTGGACACATTTTTGACAACCCAGATACACGATAAATAGTATCTTTATCTGGAATAGGTATTTGCCTCTTGGTTGTTAACAACCTATCGGCAGCTTCAATAAAATTGAATGGGTTAAATGGTACGAATGTTTTATCTTCAGATTCGTCTTTTGATCCGTATGCTTTTTTAAAAATATCAACCAACATATCACACCAACAATTTTAAATTTCTCATATCCTGAAGATACGATGAATTATCTTTTTTATAACGATCTACAATTTCTTTATAGTACAAAACCCTTTGACCAATCTTGTCATCGTGACGAATACTGTCGCCGCCCATCTCTCTAACAATCTGATCAAATATATTTTTCATTCCAGCCTGAGTTAATTTATTAACCATATCAACAATACAATCATCAGCCTTATTACAATAATCAATTACTTTATCTAGAGATTTATCTGGGTATTTTGTTAAAACACATGTCCCAAACACCTCATATGCCTTTAGTATTTTTTCAAGATCGCTTGGATTACAAAATTGTAATATCAATAAATCCTGTACATACACCAATATCTCTTTACCTATACGCTTCTGTTTTGATGCAGTAATTGAAATACTTCTTCCATTTATTTCATAACTCAACAGATCTTTATTATCTCTGCATTTAATGGATATCCAATCAACATCCCAAGGTGTTTTAAACTTACATGAGCGCACATGCTTACCAAGCTTATGATCTTGCTCTCGCAACCATAAAACTGCCTTTGGAATTGGATTAACCTTTTCTGTCATTTTTTATTTGATGCTAAATACTTTTGAATTTCAGCTACTTCTTTTCCCATCTTGTCTTCAATATATTTAGATGCATATTGATATACTTCATCAATCTTTGCCTTCATGCTTTCATCTACCTGTTTTCCAATTGGAATACTTAGGCCAACAGATATTTTTGCAGACTCGTATGGCCGCATCGGAATTGTGTGACTATAATCTACAAACAATCTTATCGGATTTTCTTCAAAGAATTTTGTCTCAATATTATTAACTTCATTCTTTAATTCTTTCATCTCAGAATCCTCTGGTGACTTATATGACGTTTGTACAGTTTCTCTAACCTGATCAACCACAATCTCTTTAGATGCTCTTTTTTCGATCTGCTGAATCGCACTAAGTACCATCTTCTTTTTTGTATCAACATTCTTTTCTGACATAATTACTCCAACAATTTGTTTTTTACTTTTCCAGCCTTAAAGTCAATACGAGTTGTTCTGTTTAACGAAGCTCCAGAAATAGTTTTCGATTCTTTTAAATCAGCAGAAATTTTCTTTTTATCGACTGATAAATCAATATATTTAGACAAATATTCTTGTTCAACATCTGTCATTGGTGCTTCAGTTGTAACCGTTCTTTGTAAAATGAAATCTCTATACTTTGCCAATGCTGAAATATTTGACGCTTGAAACTTTTCACTTATTGTTACAGTAAAGTTTTTATACTCCAATGGAATCTCTTCTTCGTTTAAAATCATTACAGATGGATTATTTTTTGTTTCCTTTGCGCTGTAAACCATTCCATTGATCTTTTTTTCTGGAGTTGCTTTTACTGCTTCCTCAACCATTTTATCAATTTGAGCTATCATTTTATTGTTATACTCAATTTGCATCTCACATGCTTGAGTATGAGCAATTAAAGCATCTTTGGCTTTACCAACAACATCAAGTTTTCCAGATAGTAGGCTTTTTGCAATCTCATGAAGCTCAGCAAGATCATCTCCAATCTCTCCACCACCTTGCTCCATCTGAGTTTTAATTTCATTGAAATTATTTGCTAACTCTGTGAGCGTAAAACTACGTTTGGTTTCTGTATTTGATCCCGATACTTCCATAAAAACTCCTTTGGAAAACATTGATATCCATGTATTTTCCAGCCATTGGCTATATATTTTTTTACTCGACTCATTGCGAATACCATTCCTGTTTGCGAGTTTGTATCAACCAAGTCAAGAACGAATGGAGTTTTCTTGTTTGGATGTGTTCTTGTAATTCTACCTATCGCCTGAGTTATATTTTGAATTGGCGATGCGAATATTAAGGTATCTAAACGAGGTTCATTAAAGCCAGTTCCAATCAATTGGACAGTGGCGCATATAATGCTTGCCTTCTGAGCTTCATTCCTATCTGCCTCTTTTGTTGTTCCAACCATTACGCCAACAGTGTATTGCGTTCCAATTATTTGCTGTTGTATCATGGCAGCAAGATCTGTTGCGTGATTAACTCTCTCTGTAAGAATTAAAACATTTCTTCCAGACTTTGCGGCCTTAACTGCTTGCCTAACAATCATAAGATTACGAGATGGATCTATGACCAATTTTGTTAAATACTTAACTCTTTGACGATCTAATGGAGCATTCCACCCTTTCCATGCAAACCCAGTATCAACAAAATAAACTTCTGGGACCATGGTTTTTACGGTAGTTAAGAATGGTAAAACAGATCCAATAATATTAATGAAAACCTTTTCGCACTTATCTTTTCTTTTAACTGTTCCGCTTGCTCCAATAACATATTTTGCAGTAAATCTTGGTAAACCTTTTGAGAATTCTGGAGCTGCACAAATATGAACTTCATCAACAATGATTGTCCCAAACTCTTCATATATCCATTCTGGATAATCATCTTTTAGAGCAATAGATTGTAACATTGCAACGCAAATATCTTTACCTTGAACATTAATATCATTTCCTTGAATTGTTCCAATTTTCCATTCAGGAAAAAATCTACCAATTTCCTCAATCCATTGCTTCATTAAAACAGTTGTATGAACAATAACTAGAGTTTTTAATCCAAGTCTTCTGGCTGACTCTAAAGTTAAATATGTCTTACCTGTTCCTACTCCAGCCTCAATGATACATCCACCATAACCATGCTCAGTACACGCCTTTACTGTTGCAGATATAATTTCCTCTTGACCATCTCTTGGAGAAAAGTTCGGTAAGTGCTTTGTATGAGTTTGTCCGTTTGTTAATTTAACATTACCAACAACTCCACGATGCTTTAGTCTTGATAAATAATATCCTCTTGGAACGCCAATATATTCACTATCCTCAAACCAAAGTTGATGGACAACTTGTTCTTTTTGAAATGAAGATGATGATTCAGCCACAATAGTTAAATCATTTTTAATCATTGTACGAAAACCCATCCCAGCCTCTTTAGCTGGGATAAGCACATATCCATGAGGAATTTTCATATTATCCTATATTAGAATGGAATTTCACTTGAAGCATCAAATGTTGGCTCAGCACCAATATCACCAAACTCTTCAGTCAATCCAGCGCGACTAGCTGTTGATTTTTTCTTTTTTGAATTTGGAGCTGCTGCGTACTTTAACTTTGCCTCAAGCTGACTTGCAGTAAGTGGTGCGTAAAGTTGTTCGTAATCAAAAGGCTTTCTATCTTCTGGCTTCTCAACCTGAAGTTTTGAAATATCAACCTTACCTTCAACAATAAAATCATTTCCACAAGCAGGATCTTTTTCTGTGCTGCGGATAATTTTCATTTTAATTCCAGCAAGAGTTCCACCATTTGAATCTCTTCTTGCGTTCAGCATTTCAATTACCTTCTTGCCTTTAGCAAGAAATACTTTTTTAAAATACTTTCGTTCTTTTCCATCTTTATCTGTGAATGGCGTTAGATCTAAAACTGTGAATGGCATAGCTGGTGTTTTATAGAAATTTTGAGCACATGCCGCACAACCTTCGCCAAGACATGTTACTGATTCAAAATTATCTCCGATTTTTAATCCATGCTGTGAAAATCCAACCTGTGGATCATCTAGAAAAATAACTTTTCTAGCGTTTTCATTTCCATCTTTTAACCAAAATTCATTGCGTCTCTTTTGAGAACCTGTTTCAAAAAAATCTGGTTTACTAATTTCTTCACCTTTTTTAAGCCAAGACATCTTTTTCTCCTATGTTAATCCCCGAAGGGTTTTGTTTGTCTTATCATTTGAAACCTAAGTTTCATTAAAAAAATAAAGTTATGTGTTGCGTCTTAAGTTTCTCATTTCAGTCTGATCATATTGTTTCTCAGTTGTATAAACTAACCTTCGTGCCATTTCTGGACTTACTGCAACAAGAATATGATTCTCTGGTGGCTTCTTGCAAACAACCTCGTCTGCATTAAGTCGAACAAATTGTTCATCTTTTGATATTCTAAATATAGCAAGAACCCATCCAATAATGATGCCGATAGAAAAAATTAAGATAAAAATAATAATATTAAAATCCATAAACCTTCCTGAAAATATCATCAACAGTATTGATTACTGCGTTTGGAGTAATGTCAGTCAAACATTGCATGGTATTTATCTTACAGCCTACATAGGTTACTGGTGGTTTCTCATCATGAAGACAGAATTTACATGAAACAGATGGGATTAATGCATATGTATTTTTTGGTCTAGACACCCTAAACTCTGGATTTGCTACAGTAAAAAGCCCAATCGTCGGAGTTTCTGTCGATTGAGCAACATGAAATAATCCGCTATCCATACCAATAAATATATGAGATTTCTTTATTACTTCACGAACTTCTCTTATCTTAAGTCTATCAACAAGGTTAACCACACCAGCGATCATATCAGCTTTTAAATCTCCACCTCTGCCAACAATTAGAACTTTATATCCTCTTGTTGAAAGAGTTTTTACTACAGTAGACCAATAGTTTTTTGGCCATGTTCTGTTCGGCCAAGATGATGCCATATGTAAAACAACAACCTTATCTCGTTCAAAATTTACTGATCCATGAATAAATTTAAAAGCATTATCAAAGTCCAATTGATTGGAAACAAGATCAATTCTTTTATCTTCTTCATCGCAACCAAATACAACTCTTGAATATGCATCAGTAGTATGCATCTTTGGATTGTTCTCATATGCCAGATCTAAATCATAAATAACGTCAGTTACTGATCTTAATTGATCAACATTATGAACAATGTTACTGACGTATTGATTAGCAATTACAGCATCTGGAGTTACTGTTGATACCCATATTTCAGCATTTGGATATTTTTTCTTCAATCTTCTAATTATTGGAGTTGCCATCAATACATCTCCAAATGCCCCTGTTCTTCTTACTCCAATAATTTTTGTCTTTTCTGTTGCATCAGATGATTCAATTTTTTCAGAATTAATTTGCTTGATTTCAATTTTATGAGGCTCTGAATGAACAAGATCTTTATTTCCTGAAACATCAGAAGATGGTTTAGAAATAATAGATGTTATGTTTTTAACTCCTGTGGATCTCTCAATATTGGCCTCATTAACTCTTCTATCTATCTCATGAAGGTTAATGGCCTTGATCCATTTTTGAAACTTCTCACTGGTCTTTAACTCTGCCAGATACCAATTTCTAGTATCTATGCTTTGAGATAATTTCTGTTGATCGGTAGAACCCCTTGTTCCACCTTCAATATGAATAGCTTGGGCTTTTGGATTGTAAAAAACTTTCCAATCTTTCTGCCAAGCTCTTAAACAATACTGCGTATCTTCACATGCTAAAAAGAAATCTTCATCGAAATAACCAATTTCATCTATAGCAGTTCTTCTAATCGCAAACGCAGCGCCTGTTACACCAATAAGATATTTTTCCTGAAATATATCAGGAGTAGAGCTTGGATGTCTGTGCCAACCTAAATGGGTAAATTGATATCCCATTCTCGCTATACCACCATGTTGTATAGTTCCGTTTGGATAAAATAAAAGACAACCAACTACTCCAATTTTTTCATCCATTAAAAATGATTGTTCAATTTCTGGCAACACTGGCTTTTGAAAAACAACGTCATTATTTAAGAGAAATACAATGTCGCCTGTTGATTTTTTAATTCCAACATTTACAGTTTTTGAGAATCCCTCATTCTTATCTTTCAAAATAAGAATAGCTTCATGGCGCAAACAAAGATCTTCGAGCATTGGAATGAACTCTTTGTTGCTGCAATCATCAACAACTATAACCTCATGATTCATTCCGTGATATTGCCTGAACGATTCAAGACAGGCTTTTAATAAATGAAATTTATCTAATTTTTTTGTGACATTTGGAATCACAACACTAAACTTCATTAGCAACTCCAGATTTAAAAAATCTATCCCAAGATTTTACAGTCTGCTTAATATCAAAATCTCTTAATATAATTTCTCTATTATAATTATTGGTCTCAGTGATTTCATCAGCAGACTCATTCACAGCGTTCCTTAAACCAACCCACCAATCGTATTCTGTATTTTGAACCAAGTAACCACTCAAATCAGATTGATTATATGTGTCAAAGTCGGTTCCAACAAAGGAGCTTCCCATCATTGCAGCTTCTTGAAATTTAAGATTTGATTTTCCACGGTTAAATTCATTTATCTCTACTGGACCAAGCCAAACATCAGGCTTAAGAAATTTAAGCATTCCATACCACCCCATAGCTGGAACAAGACCAAACAAGAATAGTTTATCAGATGGATATAATTGCATCATTTGACGATGAACAAATGCACACATTCCAACAATTACATTTTCTCTTTCGATTAATTTTTTTAGTGGCTTTATGACAACTTCTAAATCTTTTTCATGAGTTGGACTTCCGGCCCAACAAACGAATTTTTTTCCATCTCGAATGTTTTGAAATTGCTCAACTGATATCTGCTGATTCTTACCATTAAAAATATATAAAGAACTCAATGGTGGAGTGACATCATATACATCCACATCCCAAGCATTTGGAATAATCTGAATATTTTTATTGTATGTTGAATAAAAATCTCTCAAACCTTTTGTTGTAACTGTATGACCATGAGCAACTTTTAACATCTGTTCAATTACTGGTCTTTGTTGGCGATAATATTTAGCTCCATTGTTGTGATCTGGAATATCAATATAATTATCATCATGTTCACCGATAACTAATTTTCCACGCCTCTTTCCTTCAATCATAAGATCAAGAGATGTTTGATGAGTATTCCTTTGAAATACGGCTACATCACACCAATCTAGAGCATCATAAACGGATTGCTTCCATTTCTGAAGACCGTCCATTATTGGCGTAAAACAAGATGAACAAACATATACATCTCCAGAAATATCATGCCTTACTTCTTGAACAGATTTATTTTTACAGTTTGGATTCTTACAAAATAACTGATGCTCAACTAATACTTCACGAGTTTCGTTACCCATAAACCCTAAATGAGAAGATGGTACAAACACTCTTATATAATAACAAACATCTTGTCTTTTAATAAAATAGGCTATTTTCATTTCATAACCAATAAATAAATAATTAGATAGTGTGTCAAATGATGGATCATTTGATCTAACCCTAAAGCGAACCAGAAATATTTATTTCCTTTGAATTGATTTTCAATCCAAACCAATTCTTTTAATGCATGTGAATCTTTTTTCTTTTTAAGAATTCTTAGGTAGTTATTTTTACTTTCAGTAAGAGCTTGTATTCTTAATCCATCAAGAACCTTATATCTTCCAAGCATTTTTGAAGATGCCTTAATTCTATCCATAGAAAAATGAATGGTGAAATCAAGCAATGTTAATGCAACTGCCATATAACTAATTCTAATCTCTATATGATTCATGTCGTGATAGACAGATTGATAAATAATAACAATTAAAAATGTCATAAGCGCATGAACACCTGAATGTGCAGTTAATGGAAGAACCCATCCTTTGTCTTTAAACTTTTGGAGCATGTAGGAGTTCTGTAAAGGAAAATCTGAAAAGTAATGTTTTAATTGAAACACAATAAGAAGAATAAATACAACCATGTGGCCCCCAACGATTTAGATTAAACTAAGCCATTTGGTTTGCTGCAACACTTTTTTTACTTCATCTTGCGTCAAATCGCTTGGATCTTTACCGAACAATGGTTCGACAATTTTATATTTAAAATCGGTTTCTTCCCATTTTGCTGGCAACTCATCTCTGTATTCATATTTTTCATTAATCTCTACACCAGCTATCCCAACCCTTGGAATTTTAATTAATAATTTTTTTCCATATGTCTCTGCAAACTTCAATCCCGCATTACTAGAATGTACATCTTCACCATCTGGAATAAAGATTATGTTCTTAAAAAATCTAACTAATTTTTGCATTTGGATATCAGATATTGAAGTCCCCATTGTCGCAACAACATTCTTAATTCCCATACCATCAAGAGCTATAACATCTAAAAATCCTTCAACAATAAAACAGGTTGGATTATGAATATCCATCCATCTTTCACCATACAAAACTAACTCTTTATTTAGCCCTGGATAATGTTTCCAACGTGGTTTTCTCTCTGGATCAATAGCTCTTCCAGAAACGCCAAGTAATTTTCCATGCATATCTCTTACTGGAACTATCATTCGATCTTCATGTGGATCATAACCAATCTCAAATTTTAATATCTGCTTTGGTTGAATTCCTCGTTCAAGGGCATATTCAGGATATTCTTCTAAGAAATATTTTAACTCATCCTCTGTAATAGGTTTTTTAAAATCAGGAGCTTTTTTATACATTCTGGCAATCTTTTTTGCTTGCTCAGCTTCATATGAACCTTTTGCAATAGCTCTCTCACCATAAGATCTTTTGTCATCAAAACTTCTGATAAATTCTAAAGCTCTACTGTCACCAAATTCCTCATTATATTTCTTTGCAAGATATCTAATTGTACCTTTATCGTTACAACCAAAACATTTCCAACCAGATGTTGCGCCGCCATAAATAACCGATAATGATGGGTGTTTATCTCTACCGCTGGCGTGGTTATGCCCGAAAGGGCAGTTTGTGAGATAACTGTTACCACCACGTTTTTGTAGCGTTGTGTTCATTAACGAAAATACTGTCTCTAAATCTGATTCACCAAATGATCTCATATCTTTTCCAAATATCTTTTTGCAAATTCTTTAATAATAGAATCGTCATATTCAGTATTGTCTTCTGCTCCTGTTGGGTTAAATATACCCTGAAACTGACTTTTCTTGAGTCCAAGTATATCTACTACAATAGGGTCTGATCCAGAATCTGAAACAAGATAAACTGCTGTTACTTGCCTTTTTTGACCACTTCTATATAGACGGCCAATGACCTGCTCATGGACCGCTTCGCTCCAGTCCAACTCTCCAAAAACTACATATGAACATGAATCCTGTAATCCATCCAAACCAATTCCAGATCGAAGAGATATAATCATTAACTGACTCTCTCCGCTAATAAATTTTCTTTTACTCTCTTCTTTTTGATTGGCAGTTTCTGATCCGGTATATAGTACAGGATTATATTCTTTTAGCTCTTCTAAAAGAATGTCATACACACTTCGATGCCATCCAGCCAATAATACCTTTTCACCATTATCTAAAATCATCTTTACATATTCAGCAACATACTTTGCTTTTGATATACCTGTTGCCTGACGAACCAATAGCGACAATTCTCTCGCCGCTTGACCTCTCTCTACAAACTTACCCTGAAGAACACTTAATGCTAAAGTTTTAGCATCTGATTCTATTTTTTTCATTGCTTCTTCATCGCAACTTATTGTGTGAATAATTTTATTTACTGGTGGTATTTCTAATTTCACATCATCCTGAGTTCTTCTGATATAAGAATATGTATCTTGAAGATATGTACCTAATGCCTCTGGATCTCTAACTTTATCTCCCCACCCTAACCATTCTCTTCTAAATTCATTGTAATCTGGAAATATGTTTTTATTTACCACTGAGTAAATGCTGTATATTTCTCCGCCATAATTATAAATCGGGGTTCCTGATAAAGATAAACAATGTGGCAATGATTCTGATATTTTAATAGCAGCTTGTGTTTTTGCTGAATCTGATCTTCTTGTCTCTTGGACCTCATCAAATACAACTGTTTGAAAATCACGCTCAAGAAGTTCATCAATAGTTTTTGCCAGCATTGAATACTTAACAATAACAACATCTTTTGTTTTCCAATCAATTGGAAGCTTCTTTTTCATTGGAGCAGTAGTTAAATATGAGAATTTCTTGATCATATCATCCCACTGGTGAACCAAGTGAGTTTGCACAACAACTATTGCTGGAAGATAATTTTTATCTGCAATGGCCGCAATTGCTGTTGGCGTTTTACCTAATCCTACGCAATCAGCAACCAGCAATCTTCCAACACGACGAAACAAATCAACAGCTTGTTGCTGATAGTGTCTTAAGGCTTCTCCATCTCTTAATGCACACACTCCTTGAATATAATTTCCAGAAAAAACTTTTGAAGTATCATCCATGAATATTCTATGGATTTCTGCTTGTGATTTTATATATTTACTTATCTCTTCAGTAACTTCAAATGGATACCGCATCATAAACCACTCAAGATCACTACAAGCTTCTTTTGTTGCTTTAATCTTAAATGGCTGGAATGAGTTTTTATTTATCTGATTGAAGACCATTTTTAATTTAATAACTACATATGGTGGAATATCCCACATCAAAAAATAATCTTCTTTAATGGATAATTTTCCATATAGTTTCACAATACAGCCCTACTTAAACTAAAAAAATAACATGGCTTTCCTTTAATCTCTTTTGGAAAACCAATAAATCTACCTGATATTAACATCAACCCTTTTACCTGTTCAAACTCACAATATCTTTCGCATTGTCTTAATATATCAAAAGCAGATCCTTTTACTTTAACTTCAATACCAAGTCCTGAAACCATAAAATCAATAATGTTTTTTTGGTCAAGATATACTTCCCTCTGAATATCAAGACCTGCATTTTTTAAATGCTGACATATTTGTATTTGAACCTTCTTCTCATTTGAGAGCGTAAAATGCTTATGCATTAGTGACGACTGAACTATACTAACCAAATCATCCATATCAAAAATGATCCACAGGATTTGAAGGTGGTGCTACAATAAAATCATCCATCTCATAAAAATCCATATTTTGAAAGTTCCATGAAATAACAATTGGCTTACTTGCCTTCTCCATCTCACGAACTTTTACTGGATAAAATGCCATACGATTAGTTTTTTTATGATCCTCGTTTTGAAAAAGGGCAAAAATATTAGATGCCTCCCATGCAAGCACATCCGACATAGCTAAATCTTCAGTACCAAATTCACCATCTTTTTTCTTAGTAGAATCACGATTTAATTGTGTACTTCCTATGATTGGAACTTTATGACGACCTGCAATTGATTTTAATTCAGTTGTAACTAATGCAAGATTTTCAAAGCGATCTTTTGCTTTCATCGGAGCTTTAATTCTATAAGTAGCATCAACGCAAACAAGATCTGGTTGAACTTGAGATATAGCAGCTTCGATTGCAGCAGTATTAACACCACCAGAAGCATCTACAACTTTAAGCAATCTGTCTGTCTGATAATCCCTCATTGCATTTTCAAGTTTCTTTAAATTGAAATCATCAAGCTTTGCTTTTCTAAATGGAGAATATGGTATTTTATATTCAATAGCTAAATGACGATAAATCATATCCTTCGTTGTCATCTCACCACTAATTAATAAAACCTTCTTACCTTGTTTTAAAGCAGCATGAGTAACTAAAACCAATGACCAACTATTGTGAGTAACAGTAAAATCACCTAATAAATATAAATGATCACGATCAACGCTAAATCCATAATAATTTCCCAAACCAATAGAATCTACAGAAAAGCCAGTAACAAGTGTATCCTTTATTTGTTTTCTTGGTTTTGCTTTTTTTCTTAAAATTTTACAAGGTATCTTATCTATATCTCCAGAAATAAATATTCTGTAATATGTTCCTGTAAAATCTCTCTCTTCAAGAGTTACTTTTTTAACTCTTGAAGTTGCAGCAAGACCTAATGATCTCGCTAGATATAAAATATCATCATTTAAACCTTTATATTTTGTTATTATTTCATAACAATTATTAATAAGGTGTCCATCTGTATCGATAAGTCCAGCTAATAATCTTAATCTATTTTCTTCAGAATTTATTAAATAATCTTCCCTAATCCTCTTCTCACCATTTTTTTGAAATGATTTAATGAATCCATATAATGGATTAATTTGTTTATTTGTAATAAATGAAACATGTGGTGTTTTGTTTTTAGATCTATGTATCGTGTGTTGAAATCCATACTTACTACAAAACTCTTTATAATATTCAAATAATTCTGGCTCATCTTTTGTTATATTAGGCTCTCTACATGTTCCATCTCCTAACCATAACCCAGCCCAATATGGATCGTATGGAATATATTTTTCTTTAAAATAAACTCCAGTTCTCCATTGACGAAGATTTTTTTGTCTTCTTTTTGATAATTTTAAATATTCCTCAAGTGTGATGTTATACAAATCTCCAGAATTATAGTTTTTATCAATAGATGATGATGCCTTAAGTGATAAAATATGTGCTTTATTACAAACCCATTCTTCGCCTTTTGTTGGTTTAATTTTAAACATCTCTTCTTTACCTCTAGTTAGAGATAAAACATTTCTAGGTTTAGAATCAGGTCCCATTAATTGATCGCCAATAACAACGTCTTCGACGTTTTTTATTGAACCATCAAACATCAGAATCTTAGTTCCTTTTCCGTGGCATTTTCCAACACCTGATCTTGCAACGAAAAAACTAAGATCCCCTTTTCCCCAGCCAGTTGTCATTTCATCCATACTATTACAGAAAGTTTTAATTCCCATAATTCCAAGCTGAGTGGCTTTATATGAATCAATAACTTCTTGAACTACATCTTTCGCGTCAACAATCTGAAGATCAGCGAGATGTTTTTCATTTTGCTTCTTTAAGAAAGAATGGAGATTAGAAACAACGTCTTCTGGCTTTTCTTGATTCATCCATCCATCAAGATCGTATTGAAGTTTTTTAAGATGCTCAAAAGTATCTCTCTGGATAATAGCATCACTAAGATAATCAATTGGCTCATGAACCTGCCAAAGTTTTATCTTTGCCTCAGATAACAGCGTATTAACTGTATCATGACTTGGAACGCTATGATATTTCTCATAATAATCATCGATATACTCCCAAAGCTTCCTTCCTGGACCTTCGAGCATTTCTTTTTTAATACCCTTTCGTTTAGGGGTAATAAAATCTTTTGTCTCAATAATTTTTGAAATTAAGGCTAAATCTTTATTTGTAACTTGTTGTTCCATTATTTCTTGCCCTTTTCCAATTGATTGGAAACATCAACAACAACGCATTGCTGAAAAATTCTCTGTAGTAAAACATTTGAATAAAGATCTTTTTCAGACAAATGCTTAGGATTAAATCGACTGCAAAATAAAGTTGGATAACCAGAGAAGAATCTTTTATCTAAAATCTTTTCAAGAGCGTTTTGATTCTTTCCAAAATCACCATCTGATTCATCGCCAATACTGTAGACAGCTAAAGCTTTAACGCGAGTTAAAGAATCCCATCCGCCAACATTATCTCCAGCAGATATTGCTGCATCCTCAACGGCCCTACCGATCCAACTAGCTCCAACACAATATATTGAAAAATTTCTCATCAAAAATCCATAAACAATTTTCGACAATACTTTTTCATTCCATTTCGGATCCGGTGAGTGAATGTAAATATTCTGGATAGGGTTTCCAGACAAAAGACTGATATCGCCAAAATATGTTTTAATCATGTGGCCATTCTGAATATTATCAGAACTTGGTAATGATTGATGATTCCAATGGAATCTGGGCATATTCGCCCTCATCATCATATGTTCATCCACGGTAACAAACTCAGCCATTACTTGCCTCATCAATAATCGAATTCAAGAATGACATATCTTTATCTTGGTTTTTATCTTTTTTGGATTTTCTTTTCTTTTTTGGCTTATCCACAAGTCCTTTTTCTTTTGCTATCAGGTGGGCATTTAAACTCTCAGCAACAAATCCTAGTGTAATTTGAGCTAAAGTTGGAATTTGCTTTTGATTAAAACTATTACTGACAATTTCTTTAATTCTATGCCAATTCTCAACAGCACACTCAACAAGCTGAGAAAGTCTTTCAACACCATATGTTTCAATCATAAAATCTATTTGTCGATTCGACTGATGTCTTGATGGAAGATCATATCCATTTTTCTGACAAGCTTGGTAAAAGCGAGAATATACAGTTTCGAATCGATCATCTTTTTTCTGCGACCTGTTAGAAATTCCTTTTTTCTTTTTCTCAGGACGAACTCCAACTTGCTGAGCTTTCGTAAACATATTCCCCTCTATTCGGTCATTAGCGGCGCGTAAAATATCGTTATCATAACTTTGATCGTTTCTAACGATATTATTTATTTCTAGGCCATCCTCGTTTGTAATTAACTGGATGTGGATAGTACCTTCATCATCAACAAAAGAACTTCTTAAAACAAGCTGACCTGTTGGCTTCTTCTTCGATGATCTAACAAGTTTCAACTTAATTTCCTGACTATCTGCAATGAGAGCGTTTGCGTCCAAAGCAATCGTGTCATTTAAAAGGGGGGTAGGGGGTATTTCTTCTAACAAGACTTCATTTACACTACCACTCTTCAATCCTACTTCTTTAATTCCCTCTTCTTTGTCTAATTCCGAATTTAAAACTAAAATTTCATTTTCTTTATTTTTTTTATTATTAACAGGATCTGAATACAAGGATCTGAATTGTGCGCCGTAAAGCGACTCGGTGTCGCCGTAAAGCGACTGCATATTTTCTTTGTCGCAATTATGCGACTCCATATCCAATATATTTGATTTGGACAGTAATTTTTCAATAATTTCATCTGGATTATTTAATGTATATGTACAACTGCTAAACCCATTTATCTTCTCAAAATGAATAAATCCTAGTTTTTTTAACTTATTTAAAATCTTAGATACGCATTTTCTTTCAAGACCAGTTCCATTAGCAATGAACTCCTGAGACGGTCTCGTATGATCCCAATCTGCACTAAATATATCCAACAATCGAGAGTACACCGCCAAATCAGAATGATTGATTATTTTCTTCTTTACCAATGGAATTAGTTTTTTTGGAGTCTTGTAAAAAAAATCATTCAAGGCAATTTCTCTACACGATGAGTTATTATTCATAATTCACCAATATTTTTTATATTAAGAAAAACCACCTTATAACCTATTGGTTTTACTTTTTTAATCTTAATAAAACCCTTAAGATATAAAGAATTTAATGTGAAAATTATATCGACAACTGGACAATTAAAAATTTCTGCCAAACTATATTCGGTTACAAAACAAAGACCATCGTCAGGCTTAATATTATCCAACAAAGAGCAATAAATATCTGATTCAAAGCTATTAATTAAACCACGCCTCTTAAGGCCAATTAAGACAGATGGAGTCTTATAATAACCTTGTTTAAATATATCTTTTTTAAATTGAACATTCCCATTCAGCATTGAACCCCTCCAATTGATTGGAAAAAACTAAATTTTATGATTGTAAGTAGATCAAGACTTAGATAGATATATCTTCAGCCATTGATTCCGCATAAATCATGGCAGAAAAAAAAACATTTCATTTCATAGATGAAATTTTTAAACCCACCCAAAAGGTGGGTTTCTTTTTTCTGGTTTGAAGATGAAACACCCAAACCATATCTTATTTCAATATTTATTTTTGTTGTCGCGGTGAGTTTTCAACATCATCCACAAACTTGTCCACATGCAATAATTTTGCACGAGTGATGATAGTTTGCTTTACATCTTTAAATTCACCATGACCTTTAATGGTAAATTTCCACTGATAAAACTTATTATCTTCGCATGATTGCGTATCTAACGCATTGGTAGAAAACCATACAAGATTATTTCCATTCTCATCTTCAAACGATACACGAGTGCCAGTTCCATATGCATTTTCATATCTAGACGTATGGGTAACTTTTAATTTCATTTCAACCTTTTGACCAGCAGTACCAATATGAACTTTATTTTGATTTGCAAGTTTTCGCAGCTCTTTTTCTTTTGCGTATTCTTCAGCCTTTAATCGAATAGCTCTACCTTCTTCTGTTTCCATTAAAACTGACAGAGCAATCCATACAGCTAAATTCATTTTTTTGTATTCAACTTCTTTCGCAAGAAAAAGAGCAAGAAGGTTTGATTTAAAGTTATCCAGCTTTGATTTATCAACAGTATTCCAGAAATTATATACTTGATCTAGTTTTGACTGATCAATAACTCCATGGCCAAATTTATCCTCAAGTCTTCTTGCTTCTTCATTTTTTTCTTTTGTAGTAACTCCAGAATATTTTCCAGTAATCCAGCTAATTAAATCACTTCTGTCTTTTTTACTAATCCAATCAACTTTCAATGCAGATAAGGCTTTAACAGTTCTCTCGATAATATAATCAACTGTATATGATACGCGCATGTATGATCCTAAAGACTCACCAGATGATTCTTCGGCAAGTTTATTAAGCTCAGCCATCCAAGCAAGAGTTCTAGCCCAATCACCACGAACATAGTCAGCCAAGCAGTTTCGACCAATCTGTTTGATCTCACCAGATTCATTGGCAATTAATACTGTTTCATTTCGATGTCTTTTATGGCCACAGTGTTCACACTTGGCTTTGGCAGTCCAATATGACTTTGGAATCTCAATTTCATTGCATGGGATAGATCCAATAATATTCATTTCATCGTGATGCTCAATTACAGCTACTGGCTTCCAGCCGTTTATTCTTGGTGTTTCACCAACGATCTGAACATTCATCACAATAAGGTCTTTACCATTCTTGCCAATATTCTCTTTACCAAGCTCAACTAACTTTAGTTGCGAACCACCTCTACGCTTTTGAAGATAATTAATCTTACCTTGAAGCCAAACAAGATTCTCGATTCGCACTTTGTAGATTTTGTTTTTGTTGTTTTCCATATATTTATAATAGCAAAATCCTATGCATAAAACAAATTATGCATAGGATGTATTTCATTGTGATACAATTATTAAGCTGCCTTTAATGCGTTGTATGCCTCGTTAATTTCTTGCATCTTTTCTTTAGCATTTTTAGACTTATTTACATCAGGATGATATTTCTTGCTCATTTTGATATATGCTACCTTAATCTCTTTTTGAGATGCTCCATATTGAAGGTTAAGAACATCATAATATCTTTCATCAGATAATTCTTCATACTCACAATCTTCTTCGCTATCCTCATCTTCATCGTAGCAATCATCGTCGCATTCTTCGTTATCTTCGGATTCTTCATCAAAACTCTCACCAAGCATTGATACTTCATATTCAATCTCATCAAAATTTATCTCATCAATTATCTCACGATTAATTTCTGCGTAACCATTATACGCAATACTAATCATTCTAAAACCATCGCATTGATAATACATTATAACGAAATTTCCACTACTCATTAACAGGAAACGGACAATACAATCTCCGTTAGATGTTCTTATATAATATGTGGCTGATTCGCTATATCTATCTGAATCTTCCTCTGATTTTAAGATCTCGTAATCACGCATTACTGCGATTGTCGAAATCAAACCATTTACTCTGTCGCAAAAATTACTCATAACAACCACCTATGAATTATTAAATTATTCTTCAGACTGAGTATCGAAATATTTTTGAAGCAACTTTACAGTTTCTTTGTCATGATAAATTTGTTTTGCATTACCTTTTTTATCAATATTGATCTTAATAAACAAGCGCCCAACTGCCTCTGTTCTTTTATCAATAACGTAAACCCATTGTTCGCCACTAATTTTATCAAAATCATATACATCTTGCTGAAAATCAGGCTCTTTGGAGACACCATATGTAATGACTTTTCCAGATCTTGTAACGGCTGTTCCTTTAGCTGTTTTATAAAACTTATGCTGTACATCTGAACGCTTAAAACAACCGATGACAACAGTATCAAGATCAAGACCTTTATCTTTATTGTTTTGCAGAATATGGGAAACTCTATTGCCTTTTCCACATGGAAACTTCTCTACACCATCAAGGTCATCTGGATCGCTAACAAAAACGGCACCATCCAACGTCTTTCGTGAACCATCGTCTTGGCGAGATTTGTCCTCGGCTCGACTTACTATTGAGAATAAAATAGATACCGTAATCAACAGCCCACTAATAAAAACTTTGTTATAAAACTTATTCTTCATAAAAACCTCTCTTTTCAACACAATTAGAATATCAAACTTCAATGCATAATACAAATTATGCATTTAATCTGTATCAATTTAATACAGATTAATATAATATTTATACTGATTGTTTTAATACATCCAGAAGCATGTCTTTCATTGAGACGCCTAATTCAGATGATTTCTTTTTAAGACGAGCATGAATGTCTCTTTTTAACCTAGCCTGAACATTATATGACTTATCTGTAAACAAATGAGATGGCTTATAGTTTGGCCTTATAATAGTCATAGCTAAGAATTCAATTGCCATCGATATGGACATATTATTCTGCTTAGCAAAATCTTCAAACATTGCTCTTTCTTCTTTCGATAGAGTCAATAAAACACTAAGGCTGTCTTTCATATGCTCTCCAAATTAAATATTTTCAAAAACAGTGGTCCCAAATTATTCCAAATTTTATCGCCACACTGAAAGTAAACAATGTTCTCACTTTTAAATTCTCTTACCTGATAATGAAGATCTTTATCCAACCCACACTCTGACTGCTTTTTGCTATCACTCTTTTTTGGAAAAAATGCTTCTAAATCTTCATGTGTTAAGTTAACAATTTTGTTATCTTCATCTACATATACTGATTCACAATAATTATTTGGAGCTACATTGAGATAAATACGAACATATTTTTGATCTTGGTTTGAAATGCCCATTCTCATTATACCATTCGTACTAGCTGGAAATGGGGCTGATACAGAAGATACATCTGATATAAACGATGGGTCAGCGCCAATCATAGCCAATCTCTTATTGATCCCTGATTCGTAATCATTGGCTATGCTACCGATAAAAAAAGATACCTTCTTTAAATTCTTAAATTTCTCAGGAGTTGGTGATTTATCAATTCTTGATTTTGCTAGAACCGTAACTGCTGTTACAGATCCAATCTTACACATCTTTGAACCAGATATAGTGTTCAAGAAATTAACTGAAATTTTATCATTTGATCTTTTCAACATAAAATCTCCTATCAACATATATAGTTTACAGCATATTTTTATTTATGCAAAAAATATGAGATTAATGTTTCAAAATGATATTTCTATGAAATAATTTTATAAGCTACAACCTGAAGCTCGCCAGGACTAAATTCAGCTCCAAAGTGCTCTTTTTGTACCTTTGTGAATCCAACATTAGTTAATAATGAACTTAACATCTTAAAGTCATAACATGCATAGTGGACATTACTATCGTAATCTTGGCCACTAAAGAGTTTTATAAGTGCTATTTCGCTTGGACCAACATTACCAAAGATTTCTTTTACAGCATTCTCATCTACCGGATGTTCTTTTGTTTGAACGCCATTAAGATAATTTTTAACAATAAATTCAAGATTTGGAGTTCTAATCTTAAGAGATGCTCCCTTTTTTAAAACCCGAAACCAATCAGCAATAACTGGTTTTATTTCTGTCCATTTCATATGTTCAATTACATGATTAGCAATTATCCCATCGACTGATTCGCTTGGAAAAGGCAATATCTCTTTTGTCACATCCATAACAAGATCAATCTTTGGAAGATCTGCCCTCACATCAATATGATAACATCCCTTTTCTGGATTGTTGCCAGAGCCGATATCTAAGATGATTTTTCTATTCCAATCGATTGGAGTGATAAACTGCATGTATCTATTCTGAGATAGGTATGCCGAATGCGTCAAGAGATTCGCTCATTTTTACTTCAGCAAGAGAATCTTTTGATAACACAAGCAGTCTTGCTTGATGTCTTTCGTGAGATCCCCAAATAGTATCTGCATCCCTAATTAAGTCTTGCGACGAATGAATCTCTTTAAATGGATCATCTTTTAAGTTTAAATCAGTATAGTAAATATGAAATCCTTTTGATTTTGCTATACCTAGAACATTTAACCAAAACCTACTTCCACTTTCTGTTTGCTGTCGATCTGTAACCACAAGGTTATGTATTGGGAATAAGTACTTAAAAAATATATTAATTGGAACATCTTTAGTTCCAATTACATCAGTATCTCTCCATACAAGATTTTGATAAATAGAGAATTTTCCACGAACTTTTCGTTCACTATAAGACATGTAGTAAGTAAGTCTTTCGATATTTTTATCTAAAATAAAATACTTATTTTTATTTTTATATAAAAAACCACCATCATAAACTTCTTCAATAAGAATGTTATTTTTATTATTAATAAATTTAAGATAAAAATCTTCTGCCTCTTTATGAAGAATTTCAAAACCACTAATCTTTTGAGGATTTTCGAAAATATAATCATCATCCATACAAACCTCTTTATTGATAGTATGATCCAATAGATCATAATTCAACATCTATTGAAATAAATACAATATGTGTATCACATTGATACAACTAAGATTTAACTATCTTCCACTTATTAAGAACGAATGTTTCAAATATACCATCTTCAAGCTTCCTCGTTTGTTTTTCAGTAAGGCCAATTTTCTTAGCCCAATCAATTCCATGTATTAATTCATGGATAAATGTTGAATCTGCCTCATCGGAAGAAAGAGTATTGCAGACATTTATTTCTTCATCTTTTGTAATAGATCCATCAAGATTTTTTCTTGTTAGATTTTGCCTTTTTACTTTGTACTGTACCATCTTCTTTTTGTTGTAGTGGTCTGCCTCCAGAACTACCTTCTTTGGCAATCGCTTGAAGATGCGCTTTGATTTCATTGAATGACACCCTTTCGGAAGGCTTATTAGTGTCAACAATTTCTGAAATCCAAAACTCACATTTATCTATTCCAGAATTTTCAAATACGTCTGCCCTCTCGATACATTTTATCTGCTTGTCATCCTCAATTACACCTGCATCTTGGGCTAGGTCATTTAACGTCACGATAAGATTACATAAATCAGCTCTCTGTGCGCCGCGATAATAAAAAAGATATCTGGCTTTTAGTTTTGTGGTAAGGGGATCTTTTATACTCAATTCCTCTAACTGAGCCTTCCATAACTTGGTGGCTTCTTTTTCAAAAGCACGAAGCTCTTTTGATTTTCCAAGAAATGGGCGCTTAATTTTTTTATTAAAAAAAATTGGTCTATTATTTTTCTTTGATCTGGCCGTGAATGGCAACACTAATTTATACCACATATACAGACACTCTTATTTATAATTAGGAGTTACAATCAAAAAGCAAAGCGTTAATCAGAATCTCCACCAGCAGAGCAATGGAAATTGTCATATTGTTTTTTCCAAAACTCCTCATTCTCTTTTGCTCTTCTAATCTCCTGTAACAATCCTTCTTTTTCATCAATACAAAACTCAAGATTTTTTGCAGACTTATTAAATAGATCAAGATAGATTCCACAATCTGAACATACTTTTTGTTCACATGGAGCACATAGGACAGGTGGCGGCCTTAAATCAGGACACTGAACTGTTACATAGTCTCCAGATCGAGGCGTACATCCAATCAAAAATATGAAAAAAAATTTAGCCTTCTCTAACATATCGTTTGCCATGAACGACTACATGATCTCCTGAAACAACAAAATGCTCTTGCGCCACTGATTTGGTAAGAGTGTCTATATGAGCAATCATAAACGATTGTTGAGCATCATCCATTCCTTCTGTATAACTCATTCTTGTTTTCGCCATACATCCAGTAGTGGTCCACATTAATTTACCCATTGGAATATTTGAAAATGTAGTTTGTTCTGGATGATGAGTGTGTCCAGAAGTCCCAGATAATCCAAACTTCATTGATTTTACATGGGCCGCAACAAAGCTTTTATAGTAAACTTTAAAATTCTCATTAGCTTCAGCTTGAATATCAGGATTGGAAAATGCGGCAAGATCTAATTTAGATACAAAATTTATCTCAAACTCATCAAGCCCAAATACATCGGACAATGATAATCCCATAACATCACTTAACAACACTTTCATAGCAGGGGTTTTTGCAGCTAAAATTTTAAGAATTCTTATCTCATGATTTCCACATATAAAATCTATTTGTGAATTTGGACAAACTCTTCTTAATGCTCCGTAAATATGCTTCTTTGCATAGTTGAATCTCTCTAGTATTTTAAAATCTCGCGGATCCAGATCGTATTTTGCAAATTCTGGATTGTCACACACGTCACCGTTAAGAATAATTATATCTGGCTGAACTCTTTTTGCTGTATCTAAAAATACTGACATCATAAATGGATCTAATTCTATATCGTGAAAATCTGATCCAACCAAAACAGTTTTCCATCTTCCAGATTTATCTTCTTGTGTTGAATATTTTTGATGATATGGAAGAACTTCTTCTTTATAGAAAGATCTGTAAACATCAAGAGAGGCATGTTTTGCAATCTTTCTCTCTAATGAGTGTTGGTCTCTAGATAACTCAAGTCCAGCTTGTCTTCTAAATTCGTGAAAAGTCCCAAAATGCTGAGACCATGAAGCATCAGAATATTTTCCATGATGACGATAAAAATTTCGAGTAATTGCTTTTAATGGAAACTCTTTTTGCAGATTTCTTAAATCTTCTATGCAATCGTCGGCGGTTGCATTTGGATTAAATAATTTTGATTTTTCCGACAAAACAGCTCGCTCATGAAAAGTTAGCTTAGGCTCTATAGCCTTCTTGGTGGTTCTTCCCAAATCACCCTCCCCGTCCTTGGTATTGATGACAAAATAAGCATACGATAAAAGTTGACTTATGATAGTCTAGTTTTATGCCACACACTTACTGCACAAAGAAAAGCGTATGTCCAAAATGCATGTCATGGATGCTTGATCATGATGATCCCAAATTGAAACGAGATGGCTGGATGAAGTGCAGAAGCTGTGGATTCTCAAAAAAGAACATAAAAGATAATATGCAAGATAAAAAAGATAAGTAATATCTATAACTTATCATGTATCAAAATTACACACCTATTTTATTAAAAACATAAAATGCTGTATTCTATATGAGTTGGAAGGTGTTGTATGAAAAAGAACCATTTTATTTTAACTCTACCGAGAGCTGTTTTTATTCCAAAGAAAACTCCATTTCCCATAGAACGCAAGGCAGCACATGTGATGATTGAGAATGAAGAATTTAAAGGATGGATAATGGTTCACGCATATGTCTTTAAGAGTATCGGTAGCAAAGATCGAATCATTAAACGTGAAGCATGGATCGAAAACTCATCTACAGTTCTTGATGTTCAGAAGATGATTTTTATTCCAAAAAAGGATTTTTATAAATCGATTAGCAAGTTGTCTCTTTATAAATATTCATTCAAACAAGTCATGGAGAATCTTCAAAGCTACAGACGTTATGGGAGATGGTTATGAGTAGAAAAATGACATTGGAATTATCAGAAGAACTAATTGCAGATCTTGGGTATGTAAAAATGTATATAAATTCGTTATATGAATTAAAACAGAAATATCCACACTCCGTTCTAGGAGAACAACAATGTTTGTATATTGACAACGCATATTCGCTGATAAATAAAGCATCTCAAGGAATTGGTGCAGCAATAAAGAAACAGGAGAAAAAATGAATCAAATTAATGAAATGTCCATCAGATCTAAGATTACAATAGTAGTAGATGAAAATTTATTTATGCTTAAATCATCGTTAGAAAAATTTGGATTCAAAGTTCTTACTGTTAGACAGGGAGCTAAAGATGATGAGATTGCAGAGAACTTAACTGGTCGAGCTTTATTAACTAAAAATGTTAGAGATTTTAAATTAGATGCAGTAATTCATGATTTTGATATCATAGATATATCTAATATAAATTTTATCGATAATGAGCAAGATAGGTCTAATAAAACATCTAGGATAATTTCAGACGCTATAAGGAAAAGTGAATTTTATAACAAAAGGGGAAATTGGAATTTAATTATTAAGAATGATGGGACGTATAATCTTAATGAATTAAAATAAGATATATTTTATATATTATTTTTCAATCTTCTAGTTACATGCCAGTTTTGACAATGGTTACAATAATATTTATACAGCACAGTTCCATCTGATTTAGCACGTTCAATGATTTGGTTAGCCCAAGATTCCTTCAGCTTTTTCTTTCTCATGCACTCGCCATACCAAGTTTTAACCGAGTTCTTCATGAAAAAATCATTTCATGAACTAATACAATTTCCAACAGTTAAATGATCATTTGGACCTTTTTCTCCTGCATCAAATTTTTTATTATATTCAACAACAAGATCGTCAAAAGAGATTCCCCATTCCACTTGGGAAGTCTTTTGACCCTTACCATGTATCCATCCGATATGGTGGTAATGACAAAATGGAAGACATGTTCTATCTGCGCCAAGTCTTGCTTTTGTTACAACATGATGAGCATCTACAGGAAATTTTCCACAATGAGGAACGCAACACTCCCAACCATGAATCCATCTTAAATATTCAGTATCACGATCTCTTTTTCGAGATTGCTTCTCTTTTTTCTTAGGTTTCGGAAATAACATTTTAATTTTTTAAATGATTGGGTGGCAAAAGCCAACAGAAAACATCTGGGCAATTTGGATCAAAACTAGCGATATATGTGGACTTACTTACCTTATCAAATGAATCCATATCAAACGGCTCGACTACTGATTTCGGAGCGTCTCCGACAAGTTGATCAACAGCTATCATAATAAGATTTTCAAGATCTTCATCTTCCTCAATAATTGGAACCATAAGGATAAATCTATATGGCATTTCTTTTTTAGGAGTTACAGAAACCCAATAACAATACTCAACTGGCGGAACTATGCTTCCGAAGTCTGGATCAAGTTTAACATCCGTATTAACTCGATTCATCTCTTCTCTCCAATTAAGTGGAAACATAAACAACACCTCTATTTATAATGATAGAGATGTTGCATGTAATTTTCCATTTATTTTAAAATTGGAGATGATTTTGTTAGTCCAGATTTTGATAAACGCACTTCTTCTGTCTTTTTTGTATATTGAATTAAAAAATCATTGTCTTCTAATAATGATAAAATTTTCCATCTCACACCTGAGTATTTAAAGGTGCATGGCGAATTGCTAAAAAATGCAGGATCTGGCATCATCTGCCATCCGAATTGACCATTTCTAGGATCTTGCATCAAATCAGTTACCATCACATAATTCATTTCGACAGTTTCTTTTTCTTTATCCATTCTTATGACTGTTCCAATAACAATTCTTCTTGGAGAAGCCATCGATTCAATTTCATAACAAAAAACTTCTTTTTTTAATTCTGGCTCAAAATTTAAAATTTGCATTCTCTCTCCTTATACCAATCAATTGTTCTTTTTAAATCATCAACAAATTTATCTTTATAGATTGGCATATCCCAAAGTATTTCAGCATCGCCTTTTCCAAGAGCATATCTTTCATCATGACCCAATCTATCAGCCACATGTTCGATGAGATTAGTTTTTCCGAATACAGATGCGATATAGTTTGCCAAAAATATATTTGGAATTTCTTTTGTTCCAGTTATATGAAGAGTTGTTCCATGTGGAATTATGGAATTCATTAGTAACCAGCTTGTCACTTCGCAAACATGATCAACATGAACCCATTCTCGTGTCTGATATCCTGATCCATAAATTGGTATTTTTTTATCCTCTAAGCATGAGGAAATAATTTTTGGAATTAGCTTTTCAGTGGCCTGATATTGCCCAAAAATATTCACGCATCTTGTTGTATAAATAGGAAGATTATATGTTTTGATGTAAGCTTGAGCTAATAATTCTTGAGCACCTTTTGATGCACTATAAACTGATCCGCAATTCATCAATGTTTTTTCATCAGCTTCGCCACTCTCAAGACAGGCAACAACCTCATCTGTCCCAAATAAAATAATCTTTTGTAGATTTGGCAGGTGTCTACACATTTCAAAAAGTTCAAGAGTTCCGCTGACATTATCTTGAATAAATTGATTTGGACTCTGTATTGATCTATCAACGTGCGACTGTGAAGCTAGATGGACAACATGTGTTACTCCATTTAATTTTTCCATAATGGATGAAGTAACTTGTTCTGATTCATAAGAACCAAGCCTATATTTTATAAATCCATCAATACCAAATTCATCAAGCCATGATTTTACTTGTTCTTGAGTTGGCATTCCTTCAATTGGAAGGGAAGAAATAAAATCAAGACCGATTACACTCCAGCCAAGATTCTTAAGTTTTTTTGTGAGATTTTTACCGACGAATCCGCTACTTCCTGTAACTAGAACAACCATAAAAATAGCCCCCCTCAACATGAATGATTTCAGTTCATGTAAGAAGGGGTGTCAATTATTAAATTGCTGTGACTAAATAGTTTGTTGCAGAACCGCCAGTACGAGAGCGAAGCTTCATGCCATTTTTATTTGACTTACGAAGTGTAACTGTTTGGCCAGCCTTAACAACTCCAGAGTCACTTCCTGCTAAGTATTGATTTGGAAACTCATAACAAAGGTCATTAGCACCTTCATTTGTAATGATAATATTTTCTGCAAAAAAACCGAACACTAATACGTTTCCAGCATAAGTATCAGTAGTTGTTCCAGCTTTAAAAAAGGATGCATCAAGCAATCCGTTTCCTGAAGCATAAACACCAGAAACACCAGTAAATGTACCGCTATCTACTGTAGCCATATTAACCCTCCATCAGAAGTTTTTTTTCACGACTCTCGGTAACTTGAGATCGATCCTCAATATGTTTACCGATTGCTTCAGCCGCAACTTCTGTTACAGATTTGTTTTCTTTTTTTGCAATATCAAGAAGTTTTTTATAAGTCTCACCTTCGATACCCATCATTGTCATATCTTTTAATTCATTCATATATCCCCCATTATCCTGTTCTAACCTTGTCTAGTAAAGACGCAAGTTGAGAAGGAATTAAATTATTTGATCCAGCGCCAGTAAGCTTTGGAGTTGGCCCATGATCTGGAGCTGCTTTTTTATATCCATATTTAGGCGCTGGTAAACCTTTTGGATTCTCAATAGCATCATTATAAATAAATGTATCTCTCGATACAAATCCCCATTTAGATCCAACCTGAACAATTTCCGCAAATGATAAAGATACCTCAGCTATCCTTGGCGCTCCAGACCTAAAGAACGAAGTATATCTTGCATTACATCGTGTCATTATACAGTAGAATGTATCATCAATTGGAAGACCATTGATGTAAGTTTGAATTCCAGAATTTGGCATATATAGAGCCAATTTTGGTGGCGGCTTAACACTATTCGAACCAGTATATGTCGGATATGTTTTACTCATTAACCAAGAAACGCCATTTGCCACATCAACATGATTGTCTCCATAATCTTGCGGCCTGATAGATGCAATTGCAGATGAAATTGGATTTTTCACAAAAGATGAAATCTTGTTACCAATAGCTTCAATTGTGTTTATAGGATTTAAAATAGATGGATCCTCTTTCCACAAATCAACCTCTGCGGTAAATACAGTGTCTATTGATAGCACCCTCTCAGAACCATGAATCCATTGATACAATGGATGAGAGCCACCAATAGGATGTTTAGCGGCATAATCAACACCGCGATCAACGGATATTGATTCTGGGAAATATTGAAGACTTAAACCTTTTAAATTCACAGGACCTTTTCCTGCCTCAACAATATCGTAAATAGAGAATTTCGCAGAGCGTTTGTCCTCTGCTGGTTGAGTCATTGATGCGAGAGATTTTAAAATACTCATGAGAAAATTGTATCCATATTTCCAATCAATTGGAAAGAGAAATGGCGGATTACTCCGCCATTATTTATTAAGCACCGCCGAGTAACTTTTGAGCCAATTGAATCACAGCTAAAACACTTTTATTAATTCCAGGAAGACTCTCGATAGCTTTTAATAAGTGATGCAGAGGAATCGCCACTGATCCACTCACACAAGCAACAATAATAGATTGAGCAGTTAACGGCTGAACCATTAATAGTGACAAAACAAATCCAAGAGCAACAGGAACAACATTTTTCATATTATCTGGAAGCTTATCCCATAATGGTCGAAGAATAGACACTTTCATCGTGCTCAATAAAACACGAACAACTAATGCCAATCCACCAATACCCATTGCCATTTTATCTGGAGATGCTTTAAGGGTAAAAATCTCTTGAATTACTTGATCAAGCAACTGACCAATCGTTAGAGATGCCTCTTGAGCAAACGCCATCATTCCAAAAAGCACAGTAAATACAAATAAAATCCTTTTCATCTGAAACCTCCATGTGTTTCGTTTTGTGTTAACCGAATGTTTATTTTAACAGTAACTGACCTATTTTGGCAGAAGAAGATTGGAAATCTAACAGATCATATGCTGGCTCAACATCGTTTAACCAAACAGCCATCACAATACCAATCCATTGTCCTTTAAGATTAGATACTGGATATAAAACTGCGCACTTTACACCATGCGCTACAAATATGTGTTTTAGATATTGATCATCTTCTAAATCTTGAGTGTGAAGGATAAGAAATTCTTCTTTATATAGAGATTGCAGGATTCTTGTCATGTAACTGGTTGGTATTGCTGAGTAATGAATATTGGCCATTTCTGGATAAGAAACTCCTGTTTTAACTGCAACATGAGTCATTGAAATTTTCATTACCGATTCGCCACTAACGTAATATTCACCATTATGAAATTGAAAAAGCTTAACTCTATCAGCATCAATTAAAGCTCTTAATTCAATTAAGAAATCCCTTACTTGTACATTTTTAATAATCATTTTTGATGGATCAAAAAATTTATGAGATGCGAACCATTTTTTTATTTGTGCTGCAATAAATAAAGAAATGGCGGCCAAAAGATAACCACCAATCTCTAATAAATTATCTACAAATGTAACCTTCTCAGCAGCCACAATAAACCTTAATCTATTTCAGATTGTTTTTTGCAAATTGAATATGGACCACCATTAATTTGCTCACAGTCTTTCATAACAGTTTTTTGTGAGCAAGAAGATAAAAGAAGAGCACTTATGATTATTAATATTTTCATAATATCCCCCTAGAAATAGGGTACACATAATGAAATTAAAATTAAAGAGGAGATTTGTGGTCTCCTCTTTAATTTGATTAAATGTGATTTTTATTATTTAGTACCAATACAAGTAAGATTAAATTCAGTAGCAACTTTTTGTTGTGAAACGCTAGGCAAATGATTTCCAGTTCTAACTGTTATTAAATTTGAAGTTGTTGGGTTAATGGTCAAAAATGCCGCGAATCCACCAGTGTCAGTTCCATGCCCCCAACAGGTAGGAACAGCACTAAATACACCATTCAAAGTAAAATCATACAATGAAGTATCAGATAGTGACGCATTTCCATTAATCCAATCAGATGATTCACCAGAAACAACTCCGGCAGCAGAAACTTTTGCATATTCAATTCTTAAAGCATTTGATGAGCCACTTGTCACGCTTCCTACTAATATTGGAGCATTTTGAGTATTATTCCATCCTGAAATTGGTGCTTTGAATGAAAATGCATATGATGCATTGTCTGTTATCTGATAGAAACCAGAATGAATTGCACCATTTGTTGTGATGTCTGTTCCCAAACATCTGACATGAGTTGCATCATATACAACTGCAACACCAACAAGATTTGTTGGATATGTGAGTGACGATGCCATACACGAACCAACTGCATTTTTTGCTGCCTGAACAGCGTTGTTTCCAACAACAGTTGAATATGCAGTCACTTTTGTCAGATCAAATTGCAATCCATTTGGCAATTTGAAAATATAGTCACCAGAACCTGCTGAACCACCAGTTGTTTGACTGTATTCAATTCTGAATTCACCAGAATCACCTGATTTTTTATACCAAAATTTGTCTGTGTTTACTGTTCCCTTTGTTGGATTTGTTGTCGTTGCCTCAATAGTGACAACACCACCATCAGTCCATCCAAAATCTGCCTGAAGACTATTTACTGCTAACTGAGATTGATTTGGATAATAATAAAGTCTGAAAACACCTGGATATGAATTTGTTCCACCAACCAACAAAGATCCAGAACCAGCAGACCCAAACAATTGCCATGTAACATTCGATTGTGCAGTTGTATATGTGAATGATTGAGAAATAGAATTAACCTGTCCAGTTACTCCAGACATAGTTGAAATTTCTCGTGCAGTTGTAGTCCCATCAGTAAATTGAAGTTGCCCATCATTTGAGGCTGTCATTCCCCAAAATCCTTCATACTCAATTTTATATTCTCCGGCTGGTAGTGATGCAAATTTGAATCCAGCAACATTCGTCGCAGGAGCAATTGCAGATCCAGTTACAGAATAAGTACATCCAGTTTGTGTTCCAAGAGAAACAAGAGAATTTGTAGATGATGACCAATAAGTGGAACATCCCATGACCTTAGCAGTTCCAACTAAATAAGCCTGAGCCACTTTTGTTAAATTAGTAGCTCCACCAACATATCCCATATCTACAATAATAGAACCACCAGTTGATCCCCATTTTAACTTTACACCGATTGATGTTCCTTGCGCTGGTCCAGCAGAATTAGCTGGAACGTAAATCCACTCACCAGTTGCAGCAACATTCTGACACTCAACTTCCACAGCGTTGATGTAAGAACAATTTTGAACATCTGTCTTTGTTGTCTTAACCCAAAGACCAGCCTCAATATTTGATCCTTTAAGATTAGTCGTAGGAGTAACGCTCTGAAGAATCGAACCAGCACCTGTTGGAGTTAAAGTAATAGATTGTGAACCATCATGAAAGTCAGAAGTATTAACTGCTGACGTTGCGCCGGAAATTGTCCAACTAGATGTTCCACCTTCGAAACTTGCGTTAGCTAAATAATTTTTACCAGTGTTTCCACCGCCACCGCCAATTAAACCTGCTGTGATTGCAGTTGATAATGGCTGCGCTGGTGTTACCGAAGATACCCATAACTTAGTATCATTAATTAGTTGTGTTAGTGGAGCACCAACACCAATTGAATCACCAGTCGCAGTACCTGCTGCATTTGCAGACATTTGAATTTGCCCAGCAGAGCAAGTTCCAGGAAGTCCAGCAATTGTTGTTCCAGAAGGAATGTTCGCAGATGTTGTTAGATCATATAAATACTGACCTACAGCCAAACTTGTTAAGGAACTTGGACTAGCGATACAAGCATTTCCGCTAGATAAATTTCCAGTAATTGTTTTCACAGCCGTCTTAAGATCTTGAGCTGATTTTACATCAGCATCTTGAATCTTTGCATTAGCAATAGATGTTGCTAACAAAATTGCCAATAAAAATTTATTCATATTAACTCCTGTTATTTTTTTCAAAATCATAAAAATTCCTTCGTTATCTAGTATAAACAGCTTTCATTCTTTGTCCAAGAGATGGAGCACTTATAAAAGTAAGATTAGCACCACTTATCGTATAATCAACTGTCTGTTCTTGAAAAACTCCATTCAAATAAATTTGAACAGAAGAATCGGCAGTAGGTGTAAATGCTAAAGTAAAGGACGTGTTTGAACCATCAATACTTCCAGATGGTGTCTCTTGCTCATATGTGGGAGCAAATGTTGACCAAGTTAATGTTCCAGACCCATTGTTTTTAAGAAATGTGTTTGACGCACCTTGTGATGTAGGTAGAGTTATTGTCACGTTCGCATTAGATAATCTTATTTGATCAGCATCAACGGTTCTAGTGGCCGCACCGAATGCAGCCACAGAATATAAAGATAAGAATATTAATATTTTAAACATCATCTCAACCTTCTTTATTAACGACGAGAAACTTCAGTCCAAACACTTCCGTTCCAGTCAAGCTCAATGGCACTATTATCACTGGCAACCCAAGTACCATTTAAAGAAACTCCGTTTCCATCACTGATGGTAACTGTATTTGTTGCACTCGTTCCAATCAATCTCAATCTTTGACCAACGCTTGTTGCCGCAGCAATTTTTGGATTTGCTGTAACTGTAACTGCACCACCAGAACCAGTGATGTAGTTTGTATTAAAATAGTTTGTTCCAGAAAAACCAACTCCACCAGCAGCAGTAATTGCAGTCGGAGAAGCTTGAGATCCTGTGATGGTTGGGCTTGTTGCAGGAGCAGCGGCACTTGTCCATGTAGATCCATTTGAAGTTAAAACATTTCCAGATGTTCCGGCAGCAACCAATGATACAGCGGAAGTTCCATTACCAACAACAACAGATCCAGAAGTTAAAGTAGATGCTCCTGTTCCGCCATTCGCCACTCCCAATTGCCCAGTCAATGCAGACGCAGCAATACTTGGCGTACCGCCAAGAGTGTAGGTTCCTGTTGCTGTTCCAGAAAAAACAGGAGCAGTAATAGTTTTATTTGTTAACGTAACTGACGCTGCATTTTTAGTGGCATCAGAAGTATTGTCTACGTTACCAAGACCAACATCTCCCTTAACAATACCTGTTGGGGTATTAATAACAGGCGATGTTAGAGTTTTCCCTGTAAGAGTACAGGTTTCATCCTTTCCACACAGAGTACCAGTTGTTGATGGTAGAGTGATTGTTGCAGCACCATTTGTAATCTGAGCAGCATCAATCGTTCTCGTAGCAGCAGCGAATACGTTTGTGGATAGCAAAAGTGCTAATCCAATAATTGTCTTTTTCATGTAATCTCCTTATTACGTTTTTATAGTCTTCTTGACATTTCTTCCCAAACAGAAAGATCAGAATTCCAAAGAAGATATAACGTCTGATTTCTCTTCACCATACAAGAACCGTTTAATGATAAACCATTTCCATCAGTGAAAATAGGATAATCAACATCACTTGTTCCTTTGATAATCAATTCTTGACCATCAAATTGACCAGCAGCAATTTGTGGAGTTGCAATAATGGTTTTCACTCCACCTGTACTTACAACATACTTATATTGACGATGCTCATTATTGATAACCAATCCAGAGAATTCATTCACAACTACTGGTGAATTAAATGATCCAACAACATTAAACGATTCAACTCCGCCTTGGCCTTGATTAACAATAACTTGCAATGCTTTTATTTGTTTAAAATATGTAACATAAATATCTTGAGGGAATATTGGTGCGTAACCTGATATAAATTCAATTCTTGCTGTTTCTGAATCTTCAACCAAATACCACTTATCATTAGATACTTTAATCTTATCCAAGAAAACCATTGTACTTTGGTTATCAACAGGAATGTTAGAAATGGCAAAAGTTCTATTCGAACCATCAACTGGTCCAGTAGCAAATTCTTGACCTGCCTCAAATGAATTTCCATTTTTCATAACATAGAAAACATATGGCTGCATTCCAAGAGTAGGCTGGCTTCCAGATTTAAATTGTACCCATGAATTCGACGTACCTTGAATCATTTCAAAGTCTGTTGCAGGAACAATTTGACTATTTAAAAATACATAAATTCCAAATATATTTTGTGGATTCTTTGTAAGTTGAAACAATCTATTTGTTCCATCGACAACACCAACAGGAACTTCCTGCCAACATGCAAAATCATTTGCATTATCAACAACGTAAAATGCCGTTAATTCCTGACCAAGTGTTGGTGATACATTAAGTGTTACAACCTGTGGTCCATTTACAATGTATTCATTTTTTGGAACTGGCAAGCCATTCAAAAACAACAACAAACTGTTTGCATCTTTTGGAACCATAGAAAGATAAAATGTTTGATTTGATCCATCGTAAATTCCCTCAAGAGGCTCTTGATAGAATTGAACAGAATCAACAATTGATCCACCTTGACCCATATTCAAATATGGCAATCTCCAAATAATATCAGTTCCTGGATTTAGTGGATTAAGTGTTCCTGATCCATCAGTAGAAGCGATAAATGCGCCAATCTGAAAATGATTGTTGCTAAGAATCGGCATATTATCTTCATCTTGAGTTTGATCATATGTCGTTAGAGGAGCACTATAATTAACAAAAACATTATCAGATTCATTTATTGAAATTAGTCCGATTTGAAACTTATTGGGACTTCCAATAATTGATGGTGTTGCAAAATTAAGGTTTCCTGCAATCTTATGAGCACCACTAATTTGACCAGTAAATATGTTTAAATAAGTAAGCTGGTCATTATTTGGTCCACCATTATATTTGTTATTTAAAGCTCTTGGAAATTTTGATGCTACCGCTGGCCTTGTATAACTGTAAATTCTTTTTCCAGAAACTATTTTTTGCGATGGAGATATTGTTACATACGATGGACTAATATCAGAAACAGCCATCTGTAACAATCCACCATATGCAAATCCAGATAATTGATTCCAAGCAGATGCTGGCATATATCCAGACTTGCTTGGAGTAGAAAGTGGAGTAAACCGAGGATATATAGGATCATCGTATCCAATCATTGAAACATCTATTGGAGTTACTCCAGATGGTACATCAATATATCCAAGTACCAGCCATCTAGGATTAAGATCAATATCTGAACCATCTACAACTGCAAATTGTGCAGCAGTATTTTGATTGATTGCATACGAAGCTTGAAGAACTAAATATTTTCTACCAGCAGAAATTCCAGTTAAATCAATTGTTGTAATCGCATCAATTCCTGGCGGAATTTGAATTGTCAGAGTAAGGCCATCCATTTCTTGAGCAGCGATAGAATAGCCTAAAGTCGAATCAAATGAAGCCATTGCATAACCAGAAACAATACCAGTTCCAATTCCACCAGATACAAAACCTGGACCGATATCAATCGCTTTTGTGTTGATACCATTTGGTCCAATAACAAATCCAGAATAAACACCTGCTCGAATAATTCCGAAATCTTTGATATTCAAACCATTTGTAACATATGGTTCTTTCCAACGCATTTTTACATAATCATTCTTAATCGTAGAAGCAATATATGTACTCATTCAAACCTCGTTTCCAATCAATTGGAAACCTTAGAAGTTAATGTTCACCAAATGGTTCAAAGTTTTTGTATTTAACTTTGTCTCACCTGGAAATGTTCCGTAAGCAACCATCACATCATTTGAATCAAACAATCCAATTTCAAAAAGAACTGGAGTGTTTCCACTTAAAGATGAAGAATTTTTTGGACCATCTTGACTTGGACCAGTGTCCGGTTCAACCATTGAATTTCCATTTGCTTCACCAAGATCCAAATAACATCTGAACTGAATAGTGAACGGTGATACAAATAATATGTCGGCAGGTTGAAATGTTTTCTGATAATAAAAAACACCACTTACAACAGATTGTACATCAGTATATGAAGGATTTGGATTTTGTGGTTCATGAACACCAATACCCTGCTGCCAACCAGCAGTTCCAATTTTAAAAAGTTTTCCATATGAATATAGATAACTACCAGATGGACCGCCAAAACTTTTTGCCAAAGCTTCACGACCAACATTTGTCATTACGGCTTGAATAGTATTTGCCATGCTTACCCCTCATAAAATATTACAACAATTTCACTAAAATCGTGTATCAACCAATACAAATTGTCCATAAATCAACATGCGTCATGACATAATAAGTCATGATGCTGTCAAATCAACACTAAGTCTATCGCAACCAATCTCATCACCTGGAATGATATCAAAATGATCAAACTCATTGAAATTGTATTCAACAATTGATTCATCAATTCTCATATCAGCAGATATATTTAAACTAGCAAATAATCTTATTCTGAACTCAGGACTTGTTAACTCATGATGGATACCAACAACATCTGTAATTTTATCGATCACAAGATCTAATAAAGCGTTATAATCAACGCCAACTTTTCTCGGTTCTTTTACTTCAAAAATAACCTTCAAGAAAGATGATTTAGCGTAAGTCTCATCTTCTTCAGTTGGTGTTCCAGCAAAAGTTCCTGGCGGCATATTTGTATAATATAATTTATCCACCCATGGATCTGAATAAATTGGTTTCAATCTAAATCTGTTTCTTAATGGAATAAGTGGCCAATAACTTGGATCAATGCGCCAATAGTTATCTACAAACACTAAAAATCCAGAGGCAAGTCCTCTAACAGAATAACCTTTTACTGATGACTTAATCTGCAACCACTGACTTGCGTTACCAACAAATGATCTCTTTAAAAAGTCAGGATCATTTTTATCTATTCCAAGTCCAAGTAAATCTCCAATTAAGATAAGAATATCGTCAGGAGCTTTTTCGTAATTTGTTAAGTTATCCATCGAGTCAACATCTTCTCTTCGATTGTTGACAGAATTTGCATATGTTTTAAGCACCATCAATAGTGGATTCTGATCATTATCTTGTGGATCTAATCCTGTTGGCGTTCCATCTTCCAAATATTCCACTGGAAATGATTGAACAATCAAATCTTCTCCAAGATTTGATTTACCAAAAGGACCTTTTCCAAATGGAAAATGACCGAAACCTGCCATTAAAACCTCGTGCCTATGTTCATATAAAGACCATTTCCGCTTCTCATTCCAAGTATAAACAATCCATCTTCCCAAGGAACTTCATTGCTAATAACCTGAAGATTCGCAACTATATCTTCATTTGAAGTTAGCTTTGCAACAATAATTAATTTTTCACCATCAGCAATGATGGCAGTTCTTGTGATTTGATCAGGACCAAATCTTACAAATAATTTTCTATTTGTAGAAAGAATTGGAACTATAAAATCACTATCCCATGTTAGTAGGGACTGAGATGCATCCCAATTTATATTGTTTGGCGGAATAACAATATTTCCAGCAGAAGCAAGAAGTCCATAAATTTTAGAATCAATTGATTTTACCATTGATTGAAAGGATTCAAAAAATGGATCTTCTTTTTCTTCAGGATATGGAATTTTAGTGAAATCAGATTCTAATGCCATTAAAACACCTCTTCTCTTCTAAATCTCTTAATAACTTTTACCAAAATATTTCTATTCTGGATTACTTGCTGTCTTTCTATAATTAAATTTCCATCTGAATCTAATTTATCAAGATGATTTGTTATAGTTGGACTTACGAAAACCACATCACCAGTAGTGTTTGCACTTTGTACAGCCTTAACAATGTCACTGATATATAGACTTTGACCAACTTTTCTACGAACAAGAATTCCATAAGGAGTAACTGTTCCATAAAGAGCTTTGGCTGTTTTTTGAATTACATCATTTTCAATCGCCGTAGGACTAATGCCAAGATCAATTTCCGCATCAACCTCAACAATTTTACTAGACCCATCAACGGCTTTTACTGTGACAACAGCATCAGCAATTTCAGCCAATCTACTCTGAACAGATGATAATAATGTGTTCGTAGGAGCAATGTATTTATTGTTTATATCAACCGATAATACAACAACCTGAACAGCGTTTGCTTTTGATGTATCACTAAATGCTTGGCTTAAATAATAATATAAACCAGAAACACCAGCATCAATCTGACTTCCACCAATACTCACTAAGTAACTGATTTGATCTGACTGTGAAATTCCAATAGAATCTACTCCACTAACTCCTAAATATTGATCTCCACCAACGTATAATTGCGGAACACCGCTTACAGATAATTGATTAACTCCAGACACACCAAGATAATCAACACCTGTTACAAAAGATCCATTCCAGCCAAGGAAATCAATTCCACTTACGCCAAGAGATGATAAACCACTGACGCCAAGCTGATCTGTTCCACCTACATATAACAATGGCATACCGCTAACTCCAAGATTTTCTATACCACTAACGGTAGCAGCAAGCATTAATGCAGCAGCAGCTTCCATATTTGCTTTTCCAGAAAACAAATCTTGGAAATTCATTTGAATAGTTATGTCTCCACTAACGCCCCTCATAACTTGAGCATCGGCAATTGCAACACCATTTTCCAATTGTGCAATCGTATCATAGTCAGATTTTATAACTGCTGCATTTTGAGTTCTAAAAAAACTAGAGGCAAATGCTTTAACGTGACGAATGTCTTCTGGATCTCCGCCAACATTTCCAGTCGCATTTGTAAATGTAAAATTAATCTGTTGTCCATTGACTACAAGAGGAGTCACAACTCCTGTGATTTGATTAGACCCAACAGATCCCTGAAGTCCTTTTCCAAAAGCGTAACGAAGAATAACCTGAGAATTTGCTTGAGGAATATTACCGACAATACCATCACCAAACCTTAATTTTGGTGGACTCTCTGTAAACAAAACTTCGTATGTGTTTGTACTTTCGTATTTTAATAAATCAAGCTTTGTCCACTCAGTACCGTCAACGACAACACTGAGGCCATCAGCATACAGATGTTCTCCATCTGGAATTCCAACTATTTGATACTCTTGGTTTTCCAATCCTGATGCAACAAATGTAACTGTTCTTGATTTTCCTTCTTTTGCTGGAATTGTTCCAGACACAGAACCTGCATTAATAATAAAATCAGCATCTTCACGATATTCATAAATAATATCTCCAGGCCCCTTAAACTGAAAACCTTTTTGAATAGTTATTGGAAATGCGAATGGTCCATTTGAAATATTAAATTTTAAATCTAAGCTTGCTGGAAATGCAGGAGAAATTGGATATCCCAACATTCTTGCAAGTTTTGTTATTGAACTATTTAAACGAGCTGTAGATAAAAATAACTCTGAAGCTTTTCTATTTACAGAAAAAGAAATCGCCATCATTGCAAATGCGAGCTGATCCATTACTGCATTTCCAAGATCTGTATTTATTAAATTATTAAACTGACTTGGATAATGTGTACTGAAAAACTCATCGGCTTCTTGTCTATATGTTGCGAAATCTTCTGAAATATATTTAACTCTATTTATCTCTGTTGAAATAGACACTTGTTACCCCTTATTAAAAGCTATCGTACCAGTATTTCCAGTCACACCTTGGATAACATAACTTACCGATAATTCAGTGATATGGTCGTTATCCTGAATGTTGATAGCTGTTATCTGAACTTCTGGTAACTCCGAATTTACGGCTTCCAAAATTTCTCTAGTTAATAAAGTTTTAAGCAAAGGACCTTGAGTGTCAAAAATTAACTGCTGAATTCTTGTTCCAAGAGCAGGTCGCATCACTCTTGATCTTTGATTTGTTCTAAGTAATCCAATTAGCGCGGATGCATAAAAATCAGGTCCAGTTGCTCCAAGCGGAAGACCTTGGCCGTATTGTACGAATGGGTATTGAATACCTGCGATATCGTTATCCGCCATTAAAGTCTCCTTACTTTATGCGAAGCACTCTTGCTTTAGATTCCACCTTGAATCCTATAGGAATTATCTTATCAAAAGTAACAGATTTTTCTACAACAGATATGCTCATAATTTGCGTATTTATCGTTGTTTGACCATCTGCTATGACGTAAACAGTCGCACCAGTCGCCAAATCAGAAACAGAATCGACAAAAACCTTATTTTTGACCTCGGAATCTTTAGTAAATTTAGCAAAACCAAATTGCTTCAGGTATTCATTGTATTGACTATTTAGAAAGGCAATATTCTGAGAAACTGCATTTATGGCAAAATCTGCTCCATAATACTGAGCTAAAGAACCGTTTAGTAGATTGATCCTGAAATCAATCCATTTAAACAAGCTTTGATATTGTCCATTTCCTACAATTAAATCTCCGTTATTAGAAACAGATCCGAGATTTAATCCAATCTCAACAGCTCTCTTATTTGCTTCAACAATTCTTTTATTCAGCGCATTAACAAGTGGATCTATCACAGCGTCTGTGTATCGACCACCAACGCCACTTGATGGAGCATTTTGCCACGCCTTAATTGCATTCAAAATATTACTCGCACTATCGTATGCATTCTTAGAATTATCTCCAGATTGGTTTGCCTTAATTGCTTCCAATTGATTGGAAAGCATATTTACAAGTAATGTTGAATTTGTATCCAATGAAAATCTAACTGCATTAAAATGAATGTCGTTTACCAAATTTTGTCTTTGAGTGTTTGTATATGAAGGATAATTTCTTTGAACATTTGATCCAATAGGAATTGGATTATTCGCTCCAATAGAAATATTGAACGTAAGAATATCTCCATTTATGTTGCTGATATATCCACCAAACAAATCATTGTTGGTATGGATTGCAATTGCATCTCCAATAGATAATGGATTGGCATTTGAAACTTGTACTGAATTTCCATTCAATACAGTTAAAGTTGTAGTTGTAAATCCAGATCCTGAATATCCATTCTTAAATAAATTAACTCTTCTTATAAAATAATTTGCGAATGTTATTTCACTATATGGAAGAGATGATTTTGGAGTTCCGTTGTTAGATGGAAGCACTATTGGAACCATCGATGTATATCCAACAGGAAAATGAGGATTTCCATTTTCTTTTTTTGCAGAAGAAATCAAATCATTCTCATTATAAAGAGATCTTGATTCTCCAATTATATTTTGCAATTCAAATTGATACTGTTGAACATTAGATAAATATTTAATAAAAAATTGCCTGTTAACTTCATCTTCAAGTTTCTTTGCCTCTTTGTCTGCCGTTAAAACTAATTTACCAGCTTCAGCTCTTTGAATATCCGAAGGTGTATCATAAATCTTTCTTGAAATTTCTTCTGCTTGTTTATTCGTCAACTGCATATTACCCCGATGTTACTTTCGAACTTCCGCTGATAATAGTAGAAACAACTGGAACACCGTGACTGTCTTGACCGATAGCCTTCTTGCCAACAACGGCAATAGGTACTCCGCCGCCAGCTAAAGCTACTGATGATCCATCAACCTGAGTTGCAGAGGATCCAGAACCAACAGTTGTTCCGCCTTTTCCTGAAAACTTAGCAGCTCCATCACCATTAATAGTTAAATCTGCTTTCCCACTAACATTTACTTTTCCATTGGAAACAATGTCTATTTCACCACTTTTTACTGCAATACTGTCTTTTCCATCTTTATCTGATAAAAGAATATTTCCACTTTTATCAATTACAATAGTCGCGCCAGATTTATGTTTTATAGTAATGTTTTCGCTTCCTGATTTTCCATCCATATCAATATATGAACCATCTGCATTTTTAACAGTAACCTTTGGAGAATTTTCAGTTTCATCAATAATAAGTCTCTGTCCACTTTTCCATGCCCATCCGCGAACATTAGGATAGTTTGTTTTGAATTCAGAGGCCAACTCATCTTTAGCGAAAAAACCACCGCTATAGACAGGACTTCTTGTGTCTCCAAATTCAAATTGAATGTTAACCCATTGACCAACATATGGCGGATCAAATTTTCCAGAATCTTTACCAGCTAAGTCTGATTCACATGGCTCTGCCCAAACAGGATGAATATATTGCCCAAAAACAACAGGGCACTTAAATTTAATTCTTCCTCTTTTTTCTGGATCGTTGTTGTCAACGACAATAGCTGGATATGTTGAGTAATATCTTCTGAACCATTCAAGTCCAACCGTTTTTAGTTTTTCTAAAAATTCTAAAAATTGATTCATTCTATATCCACTGGTTTAGGTACTTTTCTTACTTTCTTTACCAGAGAGGATGTGGCATTTACAGTCATAACTCCAACTTTGTTTCCACCTTGTCCGATCAAAGATGCCATTCCACCAGTTCCAGCACAATGAATAATTGTCTCTAAACCACCTTGCGATACATTATGCTCAACTGTAGTAATGTCATATGAATTGCTCAATGCTTTAATATCTGCAATTTTTATGGTCGCCATTCTAGCTGGTAAAAGATCTGGAATTAAAACGCTTGTTACTTCGTACTTAAAAACTTTTTCCATCCAATCGTGGGCAACAGCTTTTATATTATCAATAATGTTTCCATCTTTAGAAATAGATCCCATTAAATTTCCAACGATATCGTCATTGTCAAATCCAGATGATTCTCCATCTTTATTTTTTAAAGATGAGCCAGCTCCTCCAGGAAGAGAGCCGTCCTGAGATGTTACCTTGTTCGCCCTCTCATTAACAAAACTCTTTCCATTAGCATCTTGATCTTTAATTTCCTTTGAGGATTTATCAAAGGTAGCATTTTTTATCCCTAGAACAACTCCGCTAGCAACAATATTTGAAACAGGAGCACTCATAGATAGTATTGGAAAAACTCTTTTGTTTGGATTGATATCTCGAAAAGCAACAAACATATTATTTTTATTTTCTCTCATTAATTCAGTATGAACAATTTCAACAGTTTGCCTTCCGCCAGATTTTAAAGCTCCCTTGTAATACATCTTACATCCATGCCTAGATAATATTTCCTTTGCTTGCTCGAAAGCTTTTCCAGTTCTACCTGCCTCATGTTTTTTACTTTTTAATGACTCTTCAGATTTTTTATCAAATTCTAACTTAATTGAATTATTGGCAGATAGAAGTTTTACTATAGCCTCATAATCACTCACGCCATCTTCAATCAATACAGTCTTTTTGGTTTGCTCAAAAAGCATCCCTACTCCCTTAATAGTCACATCAATACCAGACTCAGAAATATTAATCTCCGGCATCAAAAGAATGGCTTTAAAAACAGGACTTTTTAAACCACCATAATCTAATTGAACAGCCATCTTGTTTAAATGATATTCTTTATCTTGCTTATTAGATTCATCTCCAACAGATTTTGCTTTTTTTGTTGAATTTGATGTTGTGGCAGTAAACCCCAATCCAATTTTTCCAGAATTTAACATTTTTTCTGTTTCAGATAATGGCGGAGACAATTTAATCTCAACTTGAAAAATCTCCATCAATCCAATTCTAATATTAATGCTTTCAATATAATCTGTAGCAGCTCCAACAATATTTTTAAATGGGACCATTTCTCCATTATTTTCTATCCAAAGTTTTACATTTGCCCCATAGAGATCAATATTGCTTCCAGAATCCTGCGTCTTCATTACTGATCATTTCCTGTCACAGTTGCATAATTAACTTCTTCTCTTCTAACTTGAGCCTGAATTTCTTTAGGATTAGTTCTAATAAATACCTCATGCTTAACAGCATTAGGACCCTGAATACCTTTTTCATCCATTTTTTCTAAAAGAGAATTCATTAGATCATTTTGTTTCTTAGCAAGATCAACAAGCATACCTGTATTTTCAGCAGAAGCTTTTTGATTGCTTAAGTTATCCATACTTTGTTGCCCAACAGGGCTTTGCGGAGAAACCACTTTATTTTTAAGCTGCATTTCTTGCGTTGCTGTTCTCACATCAGTTGCAGCAGATTTAGCTAAAGATCCAGTTATATCCCAAACCATGCCAACTACCTTTGCAAAATTTTTTCCAAACATTGCAAACACATCCCACAAAGCCTTAACAACACCACCAAGCATTTCAAAAATTGGAGTTACTGTAGTTGATATTACATCAGTGACTGGTTGAAATGTTATTTTCAACCAAGTAAATAGATAATCTTTAATTGCACTAAACAAACTTCCAATTCCAGAAAACATTGATACAAATGAATCTTTCCAATTACCTATTTCTTTTACAAACCCATATACAGCACCAGATAAGGCTATTATTGGAATAATTGATTTTCCTATCCAGCTTCCAAACCCACGAAGTGCTGTAAATAGTTCTGAGACGATAGGAACATCTGCATATAGAAATCTCATCCATTTAGAAAAATCATATACAGCTTTTCCAAGCCCAATAATCCAAAGAACACTATCTCTAATGGCATTATAGAGTTTACCAAATAAACCAATCAGCGGCCCAATGAATGGTATAGATTGAGCTGCTGACATACCTTTAGATGATTTTCCAACTTTTGCAGATGAAGATTTTGATAGCCAATCAAAAATCGCATTCACGCCTTGCTGAAGATTCATTTTTGAAGGATCTTGTCCAATTGCCAAACTAACATTATCTACATTGTTAATTAGCTTTTCTTGATACATTTTAGTTATTTGATCACTAGCTCCTTTTATTGATTTAGTAACAAAATCTTTCAAAGGTCTGGCTAATGCTCCCATCACACCGAATGCAGCAGTTAATTCTTTTGGAATCATATCTCTTAGATTAACTCCTACCGCACCTAAAAAATCTTCGAATTTATTAATTACCTCAGATGACCATTTTTTTAAATATTGAGAAATTCTTTGTATAGCTTCGAATTCTTTTTTTAAGAAAATAGCTGCTTTGGAGAAATCTTCTGCATTCCTTTTTAATTGTTCAGTAATATCAGCTACACTTCTTCCTCTTTTAATTCCCTTATCAATTAATATACCAGCTTCTTTTGCGTATGCAGCACCAACATCTTTACCAAGAGCCTTTGTGTACATTGCTCCAATTTGTGATAACTTTTTAAAGTTATCATCATCTGATGATGGAGTTGAAATGCCAGATGATTTTCTTTGTTTTGACCCAGAAGATACTGATGAAGAACCTGATAACCCACCAGAATATTTTGTTCCTTTTGGACCTGAAAACTTCATCTTTGATGTATTTTGAGCTGCTCCACCAGACAACTTATTTATGTCACGAAATAGATTTCGAACATTTGTAAGCTTTTTCTCAAGACCTTTATCGGTTGCATTGAATGTAAAACCAAGACCAAGAAATCTTTTATTTTGAGCCATTCAAGCACTCCCTTGCTATCGCCTTCTAGACTTTACAGACTTGGCAGCTTCCTGCTGCTTTCTGTTGCTTTCCTCGTTAAATTCCTTCTTCCATTCTATCAATCTTCTACGCCTACTGCATGGAATTTTATATATATCAACATATGCAAGTTGAAAGCTTTCCATTAGAAAAACAACTTCTTGCTCAAAGGCCCGAATATCACCTATGGGAAAAAAAAATCAACCCCAGTAATAGGTACATTGCCCTTATATGTTGCTGCGCAATGAGGGCATGTGGTTTCAAATTCATCATCAATCTTACCCTCTAGCTCATCAATTGCTTTACGAAGGGCAGATCTGTCTCCTGTAGATAAAGACATGATATCAACCATAGTTGGAACAGCATCATCAATAGAATCAATGCGAGCGAACAAAGCCAAAGAAATAGCGTTTTTCTCATTAGTTGCCTTTTCAATTTTTTCTTCAATTTTTGCATCAGCAGCTCTAATTCTTAATTTCTTCTTACTCTTTGGAAGTACAATTTCCTTAAAAAGATGGTTTGCCTTCGGAGCACCATTGATTGAGATATTATTCAAATCAAACATTTTCTTATCTGTTTTTTCACACTCTGGGCAAGTTGATACAAACTCCAGAATTTCACCAACAGAAGCAATTCTCAAATGAACAAGCATGAATAATCTATCAGTGATTAATAACTTATCCGACATGCCGTTAATTAATTCTCTATCTTCAACATTTCCAATCTTAGTAATGCAGTTTGCAATAACTTGAGATAGTTTTTTAGAAACAGACATTTTTCTATTAGCCAAAATATCTTCTTCATATCCAGACATTTCTCTAAAAACAACATCCCTTAAAACTTCTCCATTATAAACAACGCCAGTCGGTAATTCACAACTATTAACTGCGGATTTTGATCCTTCAATTTCAACCATTTTTTACCTCATGTTTTCGGTTTTAAAATTTCATCAATCGTAGCTTTTGCAGGAATTCTAATTTGCAATCCTTCAACCAGTTGATTTGGATATTGAATATTATTTGCGAGCAACAAAACCCACCACAAATCAGAATCTTCATAATAATCATATGCAATAAGATCTATTCTTTTTGCGTTCAATTGATTAAGAGTTAGATATGAATCGTTATTGCTAATTGGAATATCTGGAAATTCCACCATATCCCAAAATGGAACTCCCTTATACTCAAGTAAATCAACAAGGTTCAACCAAGAGCCTTTATTTATGCTGATTTCCATCATCATCTCCATTCAACTTACGATCTTTCGAAACAAAATCTCTCAAAGCTTCTCGAATGATTTCACTAAGAGTTCTTTCATCTCTACTTGAAACATACTCAACGTAGCTGAATAGCTGCCTTGGCAACCAAAAATTCATTCTTACTTTTCCGGCTATTTCGTCGTCTTTAATTTCGATTTCACTCATGCATAAAGTGTACGCATGTCTTACAGACATTTTCAACACAGTATTTTATTAGCCTTATGTGTTATTACGAAGCCATGCTTCTAACACATCAGCCATTGCTGATCTAAGCATTACTGATTCTTGATTCATATCTCCATATGTAATATCAGGATATTTCTTAAACACTGCTCCCCAGAAAGCATCTTCACCAGCATCTAGAATTTCATTCATATCAACATTTTTATAATTTTCAAATAAGATAGAATCAATATTTCCAATAATTCCATCGCCAACAATATGAGCGCCAACACCAAGACTTTTGGCTGATTCATATGCTTCTTTTCTATTTGTTCTCATTGGTTTTTGTCCAAGCGGAACTGGGTACGCTGCCACATTTGCAGTAGTTGTTTGCTCAGCAGTTTGAACAATTTTTTGAATATCTGGGAATGCTCTGTACGCACTTGAAATATTTGCTAAGAAATTTTTACGATCATCAAGTGATATATTTTTAAAAACCTTATCAACACCTATTTTCTCAATTTGGCCAAGTAGTTGGGCGCGAGATGGCGCTCCATCTTGAGACACAAATTGTGCGTTTTTTAACAATTTATCAATATATGAATCAGTTTGAGATGATGGCTTTAAAGAAGCCATTTTTTCAACAACTTTTATAAGTTCATTTAAAATCATGATAATCACCTCGTATGTATCAACATGATACATGCCAATCCATTTGTTTTCAATAAATTGATATCCGTAATATAATAATAGTGTTGGAGGATTTATGTTAGTTGTATTTAGAGAACATCCCACAAAATCTTATGATGGATCAATCGTATGGCTTGATACCCCTTGGCAATTTAATACTACATTTTATTTTAAAGTATTAAATATGGAAAAAAAGAAGCCTATATCATTTGATGACGCAGCCATGATGTGCTGGGATCATTATGAATATTTAAACAAAAACAAGTCATATAAGATTGGCGCTGAATTCTTCCAATTTGGCGACTGGTGTAAATTCATCTCAGAACAAGGTTATCATATCGAATTAACTGGTGATGAGTTTGAAATAGTTCACGAAAAGCAAAATATATCTCAGTAATTTCCAATCAATTGGACTTATGGAATTGCTATTTTCTGTAGAGCCTTTAGTCCTTTTGGCATTAAAGAAAATAAATGCTTACAAACATATGGAATGCCCTGTGGGTTAGTAATGTGCGGAGCTGCATTATCGCATGGTGGTTCCATTTTAATATCGCTCGATCCACCTTTCCACAATACCCACTTACAGTGATATAAAAAATATGGACAAGTGCAATGTACAAAACATTCAGTGTGATCACCAACTTTTTTGTACTCATCACCTTCTGCTTTTTCTTTTGATTTTTTTGGATACATTTCAAG